ACAAGGTAGAAGTCCAACATAAAGAAAGCCCCTCGTAAAGAGGGGTTTTCCGATTCTATAGATCCAGTATTGCTATTTGTTAGTTCTGTATTCGTCAGTTTGAAATTCTTTAGGTATAGGAATTACCCAAGACATCTGATCTAATACATCTTGTGTTTTAATTTTTGTGATGATATCTTTTCTGTTATATCGTCTGTAAGGATGGTAAAGTGCTTTGTCTTTACTTACATATTTATTATATTTTTGGTAATCCTCAGTATAAACATTGCCTTTAGTTAATTTATCAGTCAATAACTGTAGCCAAACTCTATCGATACCAACAAATCTTTGATAAAGATCAAATACAATATAATCTGCCTCGCCATATATCCAACCTGGTTTACCATCACCATTTTGATACTCAATCCATATAGTTCCCTCGTCTAAAGCGTCTTTTTCAGCTTTAATATCCATTGCACCCCAATGATCATAAGATGAAACAACATCGTATTTTTTGTATATGTTTTCTTGTAAAGTTGCCCACCTCACTTCATCATCGTATCTTTGTTTAAAAATATTGAAAAACTTTACTTCTGCTAACCTCCCACTATGCCCTTTAGCTGGTTGATTAGATCTAGGGTGTATGTAAGCGTCAGTAGTATTTAATAAATTATCATCATTGTTTGGCATATAAAATCCTTTCCCTCGCAATGTCAAAATATTCTTTCTTTTTTTCGATACCTATAAAATTTCTATCGGTGTTAAATGCTGCAACACCACTTGTACCAGATCCCATACAGTTGTCTAACACAACATCACCAGGATCTGTATAACTTTTTATTAAAAATTCAGCTAAAGCAACAGGTTTTTGTGTTGGATGTAATCCTCTATCTCTTGTAAACTTTTGAATTGTTTTAGGATATCTAAAACCGTCATTTTCTGTAAGAGTTCTTTTAAGTGGCTTACCTTTCCAATTCTCACTACTTCTACCAGAATATTGAGAATATGCTTCTCCTTTTGTAAACTGTGGATTATATTTCATAGGTTGTGTTTTTCCATAAGTAACACGACCTTTTCCAAATATAAGCACATACTCGTGGATTCTAATTGGTTGCCATTTTGCACTGACAAAATTAGTTCCATTATCTTTTTCCCATACAATATCATATTTGTATAAGTCTGATCCATTTCTGATCAACTCTTGAGCAAATTTCATAGTTGCGTGCATTGCTATACACCCACCGTCTTTAACAATTCGTCTGTAATGATCAAATAAAATTTTAGAGTCTATTAGTTTGTTGTCCCAATTATTACCAGTTTCTTTGTATGGTAAATCTACTAATACCATATCTATAGAGTTATCCTCTATGATAGGCAATATGTCTAAACAATCATTGTTGTAAAGCATTTTCAATTCTTTTCTGTGCGATATCGTAATAATTAATATCTTGATCAATTCCAGTAAAAGATCTACCTAAATTAGCACAAGCTACTCCAGTAGTGCCACTTCCCATGACAGGATCTAAGACACTTTCACCTTCTTTTGTATATGTGTTGATAAGATATTCCAGTAATGCTACTGGCTTTTGTGTTGGGTGATGTCCACGATCACCTTTTGCCCTATTGTTAAAAAGTTGTACAGAGCTAGGATATCTTAGCTCATCATTACCTGCGTCATTAGTTGAATCATGTGTTCCTTTATTTATTCCCTGCCCCATAAATTCACCAACGGCTTTTCTTGATTTGTCCGAGTAAGCATATTTAGATCTTGATAAACCTGTGCCTTTTCTTTCCTCTTTTATAGGATAATATTTAGGTTTATTTTTCCCAAAGACTAAAACACTCTCATGTTCTTTCATAGGTGCATATTTGGCCTGAGCAAAATTACTTGCACCAGTTTTTTGATATATCCACTCATATCTAAACATTTCATAATTACTTGAAACTAAAGCACTTGTAAATGGTTGTGACGCTGTAAAAACTAATGCTGCGTGATCTTTTGTACAGTAATCAATAGCTGACCATAATTGTTCAAATGGTATAATCGCGTCCCATTTACAATTTGTTGTTCCATATGGTAGATCAGCAAATACCATATCAAAATGTTTAGACGGTAATGAATACATTGTTTCTAAACAATTGCCTACAAATAGATCTATATCTATTTGTTTATTTTTTAAGCTCATCTAACCTCTTTTTCGCTACATTATAATAATAGTCATCTAACTCATAACCTACAAACTTCATATTATTTTCTAAGGCAACAACACCAGTTGTTCCTAAACCCATAAAAGGATCTAATATTGTTGCGCCCTCGTTAGCGAAATGTTTTAAGATTGTTTCAACTAATTCTTTTGGAAAAGTAGCTTTATGTTTTTTATCATAACTAGGCTCTCGTCTTATGTCCCATACATTTGATACTGTGCCACGATCAAATGGAGCTTTTGTAAATTGTCTTGATATAGCATTATCTTTTTCAAAAACTAATATATTTTCATATTGTGAATTTAAAACTTGTGGTTGCATTGCTGGTTGTGCAATTACTTTATTCCATATAATAACTTCTTTTAATTGCTCATTTAGATCTCCCATGATACGAAATAAAGCTCTTTTGTTTCCAGTCAAAAACTGAACATTATAAAAAACTAAATTGGAGATTCTAATAAGTTCTCTTAATACCTCGATGTGAAATTCGTAATATTGATCCATAGTTAGTTTGTCGTCAAAATTGCTTTTGTATTTAGTGGAAATTGAACTTTCCTCGGATCTAAATAAATATTTACCATATCTAATTCTTAAATTCATATTATACGGTGGACTTGTAATAGTTAAATCTACTGAATTATCGTCCATTTCTTTAAGAAGTTCTAGACAATTTCCTTTTTTTATCATTATCACCTTTCGTTAGTTAGTGGAAGGGGGTATCTTACCCCCTAGCAACCTCTTAAATTCTCAACTAGTTGAATAGTTCAAATTATGGCTGTCTCCCACCATTTTACAAAGCGTGTAAGCTAGCTTGCTATCGATCAACTATTTAGCTGATCTCTTAATGCTTTGTAAAGTGGAGCTGGAGGGAATCGAACCCTCGTTAGATTACTGGTAATTGGGGACCAGCAACCTCTAACCCTGTCAGCCCCTTAGATCCAGTTGATCTTTAATCCATTCAATAATATCTTGTGGACTGTTAGATCCGAGATCTTTAACAATCTTTTCTTCCCATTTATAAAAGTGATCAGCGTCAATACCAAATCTGTATCGACCTAGTTTAAATCTAATTGTTGTTTCATCATCAGGTTCGTCAATATCCTCTTCCTCAAATATGTTGTATTCCATATCATCTAAAAGGTTTTGCATATCATCTAAATCAAAACCAACACCAGAAAGATCTTCAGTATCTGTAGCTACTTTATCTAACAGATCCATAAGTTCATCGGTTTTCCAACCACCTTTTTCTACTAATCTATTTGAAGCAATTAAATATGCGTCAGCCTCAGCGTCTGACTTAAAAGAAACACCTGTAACAACAGGAATCAACCAATTACCATCATCATCTAAGTTGATGTTTGTTGGTGGATTACTTTTATCTTCTTTTTCTAATAATTTAAGTGTTTCAAGCCGACCATGACCAGCAACTAGTTTCCCAGTTGTTTCATTTTTTATAATCGGCTCTACAAAGCCCCATCTTTTAATAGATGAATAGATCTCCCCAATATCATGATCTTTAGGGTTAGCATCTGCCACCTCTATATCATTTAATGAGAAATATTCTATTTTTGTCATTTAAAAAGGTAAATCACTATCTGCTGGCTTATTAAATACTTCATCAGCATTTAATGTAGTATCAGCTTTGGGTGGTGTAGGTGCTGCACCGTTGTTTATAGTTACAGAACCAAATACAACTGAAACGCCAAGTTCGTCAACAATTATTTTTGTTGATTTACCCTTAGTGCCATCTTTTTTGTCATAAGTGCTTACTTCTAACTTACCTTTAATGATCACTGGTAAACTTTTAGTTCCACCACCAAAACAATCAGAAATTTTATCAGCTAATGCGTTTCTTTCATTGTTGAAAGCAATTACATCAAACCAACCATCTTCTTTGTCTTTACCTTGATATACTTTTAGACCAGCAGTCATGTAAGAGTTACCACTATTGCTAGTTTTATACTCTACATTACATAATGTTCCACTAATAACTATTTCATTTGGAAATGCCATTATTCTTCTCCTAACTTATTCTTAACTTTAAAAAGCCCTGAGCTAAAACCTATGCCACCTTCTTCAGCGCATTGTTTTGCGTAGCTTTCTTTTCCACCATCAAACCACTCTTTTGAATAATCAATGGTTTCGTATTTTGCTTTAGTGCCTTGCAATTGTCTTTTTTTACCAGACTCATACATAGCATGAGCAAAACTTTCACAACCTATTTCTTTTAAATAATCATTTAATGAATATTTTTTTCCCTCAAATTGTGGCACTTCATGATCAGTGTATTCATATCTCATGATCTCCGATGCAGAAGCATATATTTTTGACGGATTTGGGACAAATTCATCACCAGCTTTAAATGATCTTTCAATAGCACCTTCAATGTGTCTTATATCAAAACCTTTTAATTCATCAAAAGCACTAATTGCTTGTTCATCAGTCCAGTGAAAATTTGGCCATTTTAATTTCATAAAATTAACACAGTTTGCCCATTGATTTTTATTCATTGTTTTCACTTTCTACCCATGCTTGTAATTCTGCTTTTGATTGTTGATTTACTAATTGTTTATCAATTTGTTTTTTATCTTTAGGTGAAACAACTTGATCTAACCAAAGCCAATTACCAACTAAAGCATCAGGAGTTGGTCTATCTTTCCAGCGAACAAAATAATTAAATCCTCGCCTGCGTATTTCATCAGGTGTCGCATTTAAGTCATTTAATTCTTTAGAAGCAACATTTAATTTACCTCTTACTTTTTTAGTTATTTCATCTTTACACTCTGAATAAGGTCTTCCTACACAAACTTCTACTAATGCAGTAAAAAGTTCATTGTGTCTAGATTCTATTACTACATCTGTTTCGTTAGTTTCTTTATGTATTCTTTGTTTTCTTTTACGATCACGATCTATTTGTCTGCGATCAATTAAAGTACCATGATACTCAGCCCAGTCATGAATAATTAATTCGTTATCGTATTGATCTAGCCAACCTGCTTCAACTAATGCTTTTATAAATTCGTCATTATCGCCATCGTAATTCGCTGCCTTAGCAATTCTTTTCTGATATTTAGTTATATCACCACTGTCTGCATAGGATAAAGCCCACCACCATAAATAATGTAGATGACCTATTACTTGTGCAGGGTGTAGTTTGAGAATTTCTGCTAGTTCATCAACTTTAGGATGTTGTGATAATGATTCATCACTTTTGATCCATGCCATTTTGTTCTCTCTCCTTTTCCCAATTTTTTAACAGTCCATTTACTAATGATTCTAGCTCAGACAATCTTGTAACTAAAAGACCGTCACCAGTTCCATTAGGCATACATATCATAGCAAAAGGTTTGTCTTGTTGCACCCCTTTTGTAGATTTTAATTTTTGTTCTGTTTGTTCTTCTATTCTAAAAAAAAGACTTGCAACTTTATCAACTTGTTTTCCAGCTTTAACTTCAAACTGTACTTCAGAGTTCCAAAGTTCCTCGTCCATGTTTGAAGCACCAAATTCACGATCTGGCACTCTCAACAACTTTCTTGCTCGTTCTTGCTTTTGCAAGCCAGAACCCATTGCGTTTATTTGTTCGTCTTTCATACGAAATTAAATCCTGGATCTGCTTTAGGTTTATTTTTTATATAATCCATAAGCTCTTGTGTTTCTAAAATAATACTTTTGTTCATGTCTTTTGTTTGCAGTAAGTTGTCGTCATCATCAACGAGATCCTCTTCGTCAACCCATGCAACAATGCAATCAGATCCATAAGCCCAATCTTTTTCATCGCCATAAATAGTATGGCGATCTTTAAAAGTAATTATTGGTATTACTGCCATTATTCTTCGTATTCCTCCCAATTCTGTAAGAATCCTACCACAACATTTTCTATATCACTAATTCTAAACATAACTAATCCATCAGTTGTTCCATCAGGTTTTATTACACCGACAAATGGTTTCATATTTTTTCCGACATCGGCAAGGTTTGCATTTGATTGATCTTCCATTTTCAAAAACTTTGTCCATATAGTTTGTATTTGCTTACCAGCTTTAACTTCAAATCTTAGTTCACCACGCCAATTTTCCTCATTGCCCATGTTTGATCTAAATCTGCTATTTGGTATTTTAAGTTGTTTACGAGCTTCTCGTTGTTTTCTCATACCTTTATTACGAGATCTTTTTCCACGCTTTTGAGCCTCAGTCCAATTAGATGTGTCTTTTCTATTTTTTTGACCTATACCTTGCAAGCCTCGTTCTTCTGATTTACGCCTTTTCCAGTCAGAATATGTTTCATCATCTCTTATATCAAATTCTATATTATTATTCTTCTTCTCTATTTGCCCTGCCATTATTCTCCTTTAAGTTCTCTGCTGCATTTTTAAATAAACTAAATCCTCTACTACCTTCAGTAATAGGCATACCCATTTCCTGCCATATTCCAAATATCTGCTGTCTTTTACTAGGTTTTTCTAAATAATCTAAAACATCTTCTATGTTCTTAAAATAATTCAATTTATTTAAAATTTTTAAAAAGTTAACAAATATAGGCCAGTCTTTCATAACACTTTCGATTCTTTCAGTGAGCATATTACCGTACCAGTCCATCTGTTTTTTTTCAAAAATAAATTCTGCTTGTTTTAATAATTCTACTGTAATAGTAGATCTTAAAGAATCTGGTAGCGCTTTACCAAAATCACCGAAGTTACAAGGACAATCTGCTAAACATGGTAAAAAAGGTTTAGCTTGACAATACATACAAGTTTCCTTTTCATCTCTTGAAAAATCACCCATTGATAATATCCTCTACTGAATTGACATTTTCCATAAACAAATCAAAAACACCTGATATCTCACAGACTTTTATAAATTCATCTTCTTGATCTTTTTTTCTATATTGTTGAGCCAACTTATTATATTTTTTTATACTAAAGTTATCTACTAAATTCTCTACATCTTCAAACAACCCAGCGTCAACATCGATAATTATTTCTTGATTTGGATTGTTGTAATATTCTTTGTACCAATTTCTTTTGTCGTTTTTTATATTGTTAATTGTATATCTGTTAAACATTTCAGACATATTATCTAAAAACTCAACTACTTCGTTAAAAGACATATTGTCTAAAAAATGATTATCAAATTCCAAATCATCATCAATAGGATTATAATTTTCGTCATCATTTTCAAAGGCTTCGTTTGGATCCCACATGTACATTACCTCAGTTTACTTTCTATACAATTATTACAAATCGAATCTTTACTATTTTGTTTCATTTTATTTGCACAAAACATACAGACACCTAAACCAGGTTTAGACTTAACGACACCATTATCAATTTTTTGCTGCCACCAAGCGTCAGATCCGACTTTTGCATTTTTGTAAGACATGTATCCATGTTAGTCGATTTACTAATTCCTTTCTTGTTTTACTTTTTTGATCCATGACTGCGTATTGCCCCAACACCATTCACTTGAACTCCAATCTTTCCACTGAGATCTTCCATAAATGTCTTGTGACAATAAATAACCAAATTTAATATTAAAGTATTCAGTGTATTGAGCTTTTTGGAATGTAAACCCATAAGAAGTTTTTGATACTACTTGATCAGTATATGGTCGATCATTTTTCATTACTACCCATTCATTCCACATAGGCAAATCATATTTTTCAGCAACCCAATTCCATGTCCAACTCACAAACTGAAATAAACCTGTGTCATAGTTTCCTTCAGCAGTTCTAACAGCAGTTTCTACTCCTCTAGATTCGCACCATATAACCTTTACTGCTGTACTTAGCTGTTTATGATCTTCCCCAAAGTATTCAATTAAAATATCAGCATGTTCTTTAATTTCATCAGATATTATTTGATTACATTGCCTATATTGATCAATAAAATTGAAAGTTAAATTTTGCTCAACTGGAACTAATGTATAAAGAAATATTAAACACTCAGCTATCACTTAAAACCCCATATCTACATGCACCTGCTTCAATACTAGCAATTGTGCAGTCCTCAGGGATTATTTCCTCGCTGTGATCACCAGTGCAAACATAACCGTTACAAAAAGAGATCCAATCATAGCGATCTCTATGTTCACAATCACTTGATCCAGGTACATCTTCGCAATATATCTGATCATAGTTTGCCCAATAGTAGTTATTACTATAAACTGGGTGGTTACCCCAACCAAAGTTCATACCAAGTCCAATAATTACTGCCCACATTATATTTCTACACCATGTTTGTTTAAGTAATCAACAAACAACTGATCATATTTAAGATATGTTGTGACATTTATGTAATCAGGTCTTTTTTTTGATACATTCTTATTATTAATTGATGATTTACCTTGCATAATCCTGTAGTAGTTTGGTCTATTAATTTTATGTTCTCTACAAAATTTTGTCACATCTTTATTACTAACAGCTAATTCATGAAATGTATGCCAATATGATGGCATTTTCATAGACCATCTTGTTTTCTGATTACAAGTATTACATATGATACTATGATCTTTATCATTCAATACTTCATAATCTTTTAAATCAATATTCATATTCTCCTACTTCCCTCGTCTAAGTTGATAGCCCACTTAGGTGCATTTGATAGCCCTGTATCTATAACTTGCAACTTAGGATCAGTGTCCCATTCTTTATGAGTAAAGGTATCTCTAGCTAATTGCTTGTCCATACCTTTTTTGCTTGCTACTGCGTCAAGTCCTCTAAGTTTTGGAACAAAGTTGTTGCCTACAATTGCAATTAAATTATTTAAAGCATCTTCAGATAATTCTTTACCTGTTGCCCAATCGAGAAGTTTACGAACATCTTGTGATACAGTTTTATATCCTTTACTAAAGTTATAAACTCTGCCACCTAATTTCAATGCACCTTTTTCCTCTACATCATTAGCAATCTTTACTTCAACAAACTTGTTGATTTTTGTAGTACTGTCTTTAGCCTCAAGTGATACACCTCTAGCAACAATCAATTCAATAGGTTCATCAATTGCTTGAAGTTCTGTGTTAGCCAGATCTTCTTCTCCACTTTTAGCTATTTCCCAAATAAGATCTCTCATTCTTCCTCCTTTACCCCACTTACATCTAAGTTCAAAGAGTAGTGAGCTACTTTTAAACTTTCCTCAGCATTTTTAATTGCCTGTTCTTCGCTGTTAGCGAAGAATGTTGTGTGTCCATTTATAAACACTTTATACTTTTTCATTATTCTTCCTCTCCAAACATTTCAAGCCAACACTTTGGGTGTGTGCCTGTAATCATCTGTTCTCTTAAATCTTTATCTAAAGACTTAACTGCTTCTTGAATGTGCATACCTTGATGAAGATAAAACATTTCTTGTGTAAATATCTCTACTGTTCCTGTTTCTCCACAATGAAAACATTGTTTTGTTTCAACGACATACTTGTCGCCATTCTCAAAGTCATATTTTTTTTCTATTACTTTATAACTCATTATTCCTCCTCAAACCATTCTTTTGGAAATGGTTTACTTCCATGCTTTTTTAGATCTCTTAATTGCAAATAGTAACTCATTCTTTCTGCTGCCTTATCAAAAAGCATTGATAGTTTTCTAAATATTTTATATAAAATTAACATTAGAAAGGATCCTCCTCTGTTTCTACAAATACTGGCTCAATGTCTTTAACTTTAAAAGCAATTTGCAAGTCAAATGCTTTGATACCATCTTTTTTTAATTTTTTATCAATATATCTTACAAGTACCGAACGATGAGCCTCATCTGTTTCAGGAACTTCTTGCTCTGTAGCATATAGATCTATTTCAACTTCCCCTGTTATTGAAAAGTGGCCTTTTATATTTCTACCCATAGTACCCCCTAGTGTTGATACTTAGATCACTTATAGCATCCATTTGTCCTCCTTTTTTTTGCACATTACTGGTTGCCTTATACTTATAAGCATACTATAGTGAAATAATAAAGTATACGCAAGAAACAAAAGGAGAAAAATGGCAAAGCGTTTAACTGAACCTGATCTGTGGTCAAACTCAGATCAACCTTTAGGAGTGCAAGAAATTGCAGATCTATTAGGTTATAAAAAAACTACTGTAAGCTCATGGCGACAGAGAAGACAATTCCCTGTACCTGACACTGAAGTTGCAAACGGAACTATCGGTTTATGGAAAAGATCTACAGTAATAAATTGGGCTAATGCCACTGGCCGAAACAAAACAGGGGCAACAATATAAAAATGTCAGACCAGTTTAGTAGACTGTTTAGTGACATGACCGAAGTATTCGGTGAATATGGTTGGAGAGAAATACCGACTAATAATATAGGAGAGAAAATAATGAGCGAAGAAATAATTGTAGAGGCTGAGTCAACAGAAATTGTTGAATCACCTAACAATCAAATAACTACAAATATATTTGGAACTACAAATCCTGCTGACTTTGTTTCAAAATCACAGGAATATGCTAAAGCTCTAGTAGATGTAGTTGAAAACCAAAATTTATTTGCAGTAATACAAGGTAAAAAGTATGTAACATTTGAGGGGTGGCAATTCCTCGGATCTATGTTGCCTACTGCTATAACACCACAAACAGAGTGGACAACAGAATTAAGAGATGAAGCAACTGGCGAAACACTAGGATATAAAACTCGTGTAGTAGCTAAAGATGTTAACGGAAACGATCGTGGCGCTGCTGAATCAGTATGTATGTATTCTGAAAGAAATTGGGCAGGCAAAGACGCTAACCACTTGATGTCAATGGCTCAAACTCGTGCAAGTTCTAAAGCACTTAGAATGGCTTTGTCATCAATTGTAAAGCTGGCTGGATATGAACCAACACCTAAAGAGGAAATGGATGGCATTACTGCTGAAAATTCATTTAGTAATACTGGATCAACTTCAGCACCTACTAACAATGGTGGTAAGGCGAGTGAAAAACAATTGAAGTTTGCTAAAGACATGATCCGAAAGAATGTTGATCATGAACTTGTGCAAAATGATTATTACAGACCAATATTAGAAAAAATTGCTACTGGCGATATTAGTGGCAAAGAAGTTTCTGCTGTTCTTGACTGGATAACAGGTAAAACTGATCAATTAATTACTTTCTAACAAATAGCAATACTGGATCTATAGAATCGGAAAACCCCTCTTTACGAGGGGCTTTCTTTATGTTGGACTTCTACCTTGTGAGAGAGTTGTAGAATTAACTGATCTTCATTATAAATGGGATTGAAAATATATCATAATGATAAGTTAATTATTGTACTGCACGAATAGACTTTGGATTGAAAATGTGCTTTAATGATGAGTTTTGGTTGTGAAGATCGAAAAAGAATAATGATCTAAAAGAGCAAAAAAAAAGAGGGCATTTCTGCCCCCTTTTATCTTTCAGTTTTTTTTATTTATGCGTTAACAACCTCCTTTAAATTATTATTTAATGCTTCACTAATATTTATAGATATATAAAAAGCTGTGTGAAAATAATCCGTCATTGAGTCTGATTTGTCAAACCATAGATCACCAACGCCAGCATGGAATGGAGCAGTCTTTATTATTTCCTCCACTTTGTCCAGAAATTTGTTTTGTTCTGGTGTGAATAAAATATAGATTCTTTCAGCAATATCTATATGATGCTCAAATTTGTCTGGATTTTGATCCATCCATCTCACCAACTCTGGATAAATTTCTGGTTTATATTCTCTAATTCTGTCAACAGCCAAACTGTATCTAGGCTTAAAGCTCTCTCTATACAATACCTCCATATCAGAGAATATATTTGTCCAATCTAGATCAGACTTTTTAACATCAACGCATAAGCGCATATGGTCTTGAATACGAACACCAAATTTAGAATTAGGAAATTCTTTCTTTAGTGCCTCTCGGATCGCTTTGGATTCCTCTTTTGTAATATATGCCATTTTAAGCTCCTTTTATTTTCTATTACTTCTAATAATATTAACTGCCTATCAGATATATGCAAGTATATTTTTAAAAAATATTTAAAGCTGGCCGTTGATCTTCTAGCAGTCATGGATCTAATTCTGCGCTGCATAAAGTCGGATTGAAAACGAGCTTTAATGATAAGTCCATAATATGATCACCGATAGAAATGGGATTGAAAATCAGTATTAATGATAAGTTTTTACTAGTAAGGCCAGAAACGGCTAACGATCAAAAAATGCAAAAAAAAAGAGGGACATTTGCCCCTCTTTTTCCGTAATCGAGATGAGGTTATGCGATCATTGTAGGATCGTATTTCAAACCTAATTGTTTTCTACACTCATCGTCTAAGATCAAGATTGCATTTTCGCAACTATCACAAGTGATCACATTATTACGCTCTAAGTCAGTTGTTGTAAGAACTGCAAGCGTATCACAATTTTGACAGTCTATTTCAAAAAACATTAATCTACCCTTTCTGCTTTAACAATTTTGTAGCCCTCTTTATAAAAAAGATTTTCTACTGAATACATATCCAATTCCTCAATAGCGTTTTCGATACACTCAGCTTTATTGTTACCCTCGCCATAGATCTCTAATTGAACTGTAAATTTATATTCTTTCATTTTTTCACCTCAAAACGATCAAGACCATGAATAAAAGCGCCATTGTTTCCCTCAGGATCGCCCATTAATGTGATAGTAATAGTTTTTCCTTTACTATCCTTTAATTCGATCACAGGAAAAGCAACATCATCAGACCAGTCTGTTTCCTCGTTGAGTTTCCATTGAGTCTGTACAAAATAAGTATCTTTAATTCTTAAGCCCTTAAGTTTTTCAAGATCCTTATAGTCATTTAAGTTATGATCAAGATCTGATCTTTTCACAACTTCTCGATAATCAGTTGATCCAGTATCACTTTCGATATGATCAACATAATTTTCAGGTTTCATAATTTACCTCTTTCTGTATTACTTCTCATAATTATACTTGCATAGTTGTGTTATGCAAGTATAATTAAAATTAGTAATAGAGAAAAGAAAGAGGACAAAATGGAAAGAGTAGATCTTTTTAGAGAACCTATAAAAAAATGGGATATGGATAAAGACACAAAAGCATTTTTAGTAGAAAATGATTTTGGTATCACTGACACTGGTGGTGGTTGTATCCATTTAACATACAAAGACTGGATCATAAACAAATATGAATCAGTTGATTATGATGACATGTACGCACTTAACGAGATCACTTTAAACGATCTATGTATGTGGGGACAAATTTGGAACGATACTGGCGAGGACACATCGTTTTTGAACACTTTAGAAAGTGGAAAACAATTTGTTGATCAATACAAGTTAAGTGGAAGTCAATTTGCAAATAAAACAGATAAGCCGATCAATAGTTGGATCGAGGTATGGGAAAAAAGTGGTGGCGATCTAGATACTTACGAACAAAACTATTTTTTATGCCAGTGGGAAAACAGTTATTTGGTTTCTAGCGAAAAAGACTTAATCAAAAACTTTCCTCATGATGTACATGTAAAAGAGTTAGGTTGGTCAGGCTACAACAGAACTAACGGTAAATCTGTTGCAATAGATACTTTTTGGGACATGATCATGTTTATAAAAAAAGATAATCCTTTTGAGTGGACATTTTTTAGCGACAACATGAATATTACGCTCATGAGAGAAAGTGAAACAGAATAATGGTTGTTAAAGACAACGAGTGGTTAGATCATTGCACATGCGATGATCTAACTGCGAGAAATTGTATATGCGACTTAAACGAGGGGGAATAATGGCGAATCGACATAGTTGGCAAGATATGGCTGACTTAACACACAAAACACAAGTAGAGGAATTTAATTTTTGTTTATGCGAGGAACAAGAAGTATTCCCTTACGATGATTGCCCAAAAGAAAGTGTAGGGAAGTAATGGAACAAATAATAAATCTATTACAAAAAGTATTAGACATATCTAAACAACTAGACAGTAATGATGAATTGTCATTAACAACTGACTTAGAAGAAGATATTGAAATATTTATAAAGGATAATTAAAGTGAAAAGAAAATTAATTAAATTAGTTATCAAAATATTGATAGAAAGATCAGATCTAGATCGTGATGATCTACACGAGATCTCAAAATATGCCGATAACATTATTGTAAGTAAATTTATAAGAGGTAAAAATTGATTTATATAATTCAAATTATATTGGAAAAACTTAAGGGCAAGAAGTAAAGCTGACACCATAAGTTTTGAGAGAGGGGCTTACAAGCCCCTCTTTTTTTATTTGAGATTGAAAATTTACATTAATGATAAGTCTTTTATTTGATCATGGTAAAAATCGAGATTGAAAATGAGTATTAATAATGAGTTTTTCATAGGATCATCGAAACACAAAAAAAAATGGGGATCCTAAGATCCCCATTTGTATTGTTTGATTGCTAAATTTTTAAACGATCTTTTAACTGATGATCGGTATAGATCTCACCAGTCTCAAAATTCACACGATCATAATTGTATAAGTGATTAAACAAATCGACTTTTGATTTGTCTAACTCTTTAACCATATGATCATAGATCCATTGAAAATTGATCAATAGAAAATTATGAAAATCAAGATTGCCAGTTGTTGATCTCTCATGCTTGATCCATTTAGATCTGTAACTCTCTAAATGGCAATTTGAGTATGATACATCGAGGTTAAGACATTTACTACAACCTAACAACAATGCAATAGTCATGACATTTGTATAAGTGTCTTTATTAACTCTTATATCGTAGATCGTATCGAATTGATCTCTATAGTCATTTTTTTCACCATTATTTTTACCGATACAATAATGAGTATAAGAGGGATAGATCTTGCCATAAATGTTATTAACTTTTATTGGTAAATAATCTTGTCTCTTATAATCATCGAATCTTAGATCAACGATGATTGGCTTAAAGTTTTCTAAAACATTTAAGATCATCGCATATTGATCTTTAGTTAAATTATGATCGATCATGATAAATTGATCTTATCTAAGATCTCATTGATCTTGTTTGCTTTAACTGGATCTTTAAAGACATCGTAATTGATCGCTTTAGAAAAACCAAAGGGATCATTTTGCGATAGATCCTCTTTTAAGATCTCAATATCCGTATCACTTAAAGTTAGATCCTCTATGATCGTTTTATTGATTAATTCAAAACTAAACCAATTATCGATCTTTTGATCCTCTAACTCTTTTAGTAATAATTCTCTAGCAATAGTTTTACCTTGTTTTGTTGCAACAGATACAACCTTTTCGGTCTTATCCATTAACTTAACGAGATAGTCATATTGCCATAAGTTTTTATTGGGCATAATTTCCTCTTTCTCTTAATTACTAATTTAAGCATATCACACATCGGCAATTTATAAAAGTCAATAAATATAAACTTTTGGTTATGGTGATCGGTTAAGGTCTAAATTTAAAATCGCTTAAAACGGCTTAAAACGGCTTGTTTAAAAAATCGAGATTGAAAATCAGCCTTAATGATAAGTTTTTTAATGGATACTCAAAAAATGTGTTTTAAAATGAATCTCTTAAAATGGATCTAAAGAGGATATAAAGAAAGAGGATCCAGTAAAACTGGATCCTCTTATTTGATTAGTAACCGATGTTTAAAACGGATCTGGTATTCTCAATTCATTTTGGAAGTATTCTAAATTTGCTTGAATTGTACTAGCTCTTTTAAAAGTCAATTCATTAAAATTAGAATTAAAATTTTCAAAGACTTCGATCATATGCCGTTCTAATACTGATAATTCATAGATCATTTTGAATTTAGTATCTAGATCATAATTTCTAAATTTGATCGCTGATACTCTAACCTTTAGAATTTTTGCTATCGCTATAAAATGTTTTTTAGTCATTTTTAACCTCTTTCTATTTTTCTATATGTATCTAAAGAATTGTAATTTTCTTTAATTAATTTGCTAACCTTAACAACTCTATAAACTCTTTTACATGTGATTGGATCACTTATAAACATTTTTACAGAATTGCACTCACCTATTGAGTTATGATCAGCACAACCGTCAGCTTTCTTTTCTAAAATGAAAAAAAACTGATCACCGTATTTTTTTCCTATTTGATCTAAAGTCATAAACTTCATTGATCACCTCTTTCTTTTCGATTACTGATCTAAGCATATCACAACTATGCAATTAATTCACTTAAAAAATAATTATTTATTTGAGTAAAAGAGGATCTAAAGAGGATCTAGAAAAAACGCGATTGAAAATCTGTCATAATGATAAGTTTTTTAATTGATAAGCGAAATAATCGAGATTGAAAATGGCCTTTAATGATAAGTTTTTTATTTGAGGCTCGAAATTAAGATATTTTAGATTTAGCTGAAGTTGATCCAGTATTGCCAAATTTAATATTGCGTTGAGAGATCCGTGGCATAAAAAAAGTGGGGCATAAAGCCCCACTCAATCGATATTACTTTATTTTTAACTGTGACAAGTTACGACAAAAGCACATAATCTTTCTTTTATCGCTAAGTCCTCAGGCTTAGTACCTCGCAAGAGCTTATCCAACTCAGTCAAATCACCGTACTTTCCTCTGAAGTCGATATAAATTTGCTCATCTGCCTCATCGCCTAGAGCTTTAAACAGACTTTCCAAACTGTCTATTGCTTTCAACTCAACAGATTTTCTTTCAGGTATTTCTATACTGTCATATTGTCCACCGTACTCAGTTTGTTTTTCGTACCAGTCAAGAATATTGCATGGCAAAAAGCCATTTTTAACACTCCAAACATGGTCGACAGTAGAAACACCAATGCCGTTTGTCCACATTTTATTTTTCCTTTTTTTAGTCGATTACTAATTTTAATTATAATTGCCTTTTACTTATATGCAATAACATTTTTGCAATTAAAGATCCGTGGATAAAATGCAGAGTTAGATCTAATTTTGCCTTGGATCTTTAACTGCATAAAAAAAAGAGGTTGGACAAACCAACCTCTTTTAATTTTGGCAGAGCTGCTTAAGCTATTTCAATAGCCTCGCCCTCTAAAGTCCAAACAGTTTCGCCAGTATCTAGGTCGCCGAAATTTTCAAAATACCACTCAGTCCAAAACCAGTTATCAAGCCCACCACCAAAGTTCTTTTCGCCAGTTTTAGTATCAATAAGCCTGTGCCACTCTTTTGTATTCATTTCTATGCCACCGAACTCATCAGCCCTTTCAATTAAAGAGATGATGAAGTTTCTATTCTCAACTGTTTCCTCATTTAGCAGAGTTAGATCTAAATTAGGCAAGTGCATATCATGGCAATTACAGTTATCATACTTTTCGCAATCTCTCACTTCACACTCTCTTGAGCAAATCACACTGATATCGCCAATTAAGTAACCCTCATTTATGCCTTTACCACAATCATCGACTTCGCAATGTCTAGGGTAAACTGTTAAGGTTTCAACTTCTTTTAAACAAGTATCGCACCAAGTTTTGCCATTTCCAACTGGTTCGCCTACCTCGGATCTATATAAGCCAACCCAGTATTGCTTGCTTAATGTTCCGAAACTTTTGCAAGTTCCACATATCTCAACGGTTTTTTCGTCCATTATTTATTCCTCTCTATACAAGTTTCACACTCAAACTCAGGACCACTACACCATGAGCAGTAACACTCATCGAATAAGCCCTCAGCATGTTGGCAACAAGTTGCACTATCAAAAGCATGAGTTTCCAATTCAACTGGATAAGTCTTAAACATATATCTGTCTAATACTTTTCCAGTAAACTCCCAAACACCTAAAAGCAAAAATGCAATCACGGTTATTGAGAATATAAGAAAAAATGCGTTTTCCATTTTTTATCCTTTCAATCGATTACTAATTTAATTTTGATCACTTTTTGCTATTTTGTCAAGAATAGAAATAGAACTCATAATTATCTCGAAGTTCTTTGTAGTCTTTCTTTTCCTGACAATCATGATCTCTGTCTGCAAAATACAAAGTTGGAGTTCTGCAAAAGTCACAGACATGATGATGAATTGCAAAAGAAAAATCGTCACGAGTTGTTATTGTAAAAGCCAACCAACCCAAGTCAGTATAAACTTTTATATCTACACCTGGGAAACTATGATTTTTTAAATAGTGTTCTGCACTAAAAACAAGTTGTTCCAAATGTTCTGCACTTTTCAACTTTGTATCATCAACAGAATATTTTTCAATATAAGTTTCTTGTGCAAATGAGTTATCGCCTTTAACTCCGATTTTAAATTTATATTTTCTTTGTTTCATTTTTACCTCTTTATCGATTACTACTTATTAGAATAACACTATTTTGCAATTAAAGATCCGTGTTATCTATAAATATCTGTGCAGTCCAGTCAAGGTCCAAAAATTCTAAACGCTTAAAACGGCTTAAAAGTGCCTGTTTTTTTCAAGTTTTTACAAAATTAGCAATCCTGGATCAAATTCAGCAAATTTGCGATTGAGAATTAGTCTTAATGATTAGTCATTTATTTGATAATTAAAACAATTGAGATTGAAAATGTATGTTAATGATGAGTTTTTTATTTGATACTCAGAATTGAGCCATGGATCTTTTAGTGCAAAAAAAAAGCGAGGTCGAAACCTCGCTCTTTTTTATTTAATGCGACCTATAACATATCAGCAATTTGGTTTTCATATTCAGAATAAAAAGTTTCAAATTCCTCATTGGTCAATTTATTTTCATGACTTAACGACATGCAAGACTTTTGTATTAAATCCGTAATTGAATTTCGGTTTGCACTTAAGTTAGGATTGTAACAATCAAGCCAAAACAAAAAATGGTCTGTCCTCATTTTGTAAGTTTCGACTATTTCATTTTTGGCTAAAGAATACTTTTGGCATAAAGTCCAAAAGTCTGGCTCAGGTTGAGTTAAACAATCAAACAACCATAAATCATAACTATGAGTTTCTGAATTATGTGCCTCAATATCTCTACTGTCAAACATAAGAATATAGTTTGACATGTCTAAATTAGGCACAACAAACAACTGTTTCATATTGTCCCAAATATTTTCCATTATTCCCCCTTTAACTTTTGTAATAGTTATTTATTGCGTTTTGCATTACGCTATCTTTTACAAAAAATTCATCAACTTCTACATTGTCAACAAACTTTTGTACATTGTAATTAAATTCCCAGTATTTTTTTTCCTCAAATGAAGTATGGTATTCATCATATTGGATTAACCATATGGTCTTACTACTACCTGGGATTATTTGTAAATCACGAAAACATAATTCCTCAAATAAAATCCAGCAATCGTTTTCAAAATTAACTGGATTTTTTTTAGTGTATTTTGGCTTAGCCATTTTTTACCTCTTTTTAATCGATTACTAATAACCATTATAGTTGCATATTTGTCTTATGCAATTCAAAAATCTCTGAGATCCGTGTAAAAAAAAAATTGATCACAAATAGCAAAACTGGATCCGTGTTTTGTAAAACTGGCCAAATTGCTGCAAAGCTGACGAAACAAAACGAGATTGAAAATGTCTTATAATGATTAGTCCTTTAAGTGAAACTAGAGAGAATTGAGATTGAAAATGTGTATTAATAATAAGTTTTAAATTTGAAGATCGAAACTTAGATTTGTTTAAATACTGGTAAAAAAGAGACAAAAAAAAAGAGGGCTTTAAACCCTCTTTTTTAATTTTATTTGATTAATTAGCGCTTTAATTTCTCAAATATGATTTCTACAATATATTTCATAATCTCCTCTCTTTTAATCGTTTTACTATTTCCTCGTATCTTTCATGGTTTAAACCAACTTCATGATCTTCTAATTCTTTAGCACCAACTTCATCATTCCATTCATAAAGGGCATCTAATAGATTTTCATAAATATTTGGTCTTCTATATCTTGTGATAATTTTGGTTAACATGTCGAAGATCATCCCCAACATGAAACCAAAACCAAACATCAAAATTAAACCGTTAACAGATAGCATGTTTATATCTCCCAATTTTGTCTAATATCTTCTTTTTCTTTACCTTTTGCACTATCCCAAGAATTAAAGATCTCCAGTTCTTTCTCACTTAATAACTCAAGGGCAAACGATAAAGATTCTTTTATTGTTTCTATTTCTTTAGAAAATTTATTTAATTGATTTCCTAAATACTTAGCGCCATTATAAAATCCTGCGTCATACTCATTTGTTGAATCACAATCCATCACATACTCGAGTACTTCATCAAAATTTCTTAAACCCATTCCACTTAAATCGGTAAAATTTTCACCTTCAAAATCTTCTCTAATTTCTTGAATTAGTTCTTCGATCTTCTCGTTTAATGTCATTCTTCCTCCCCTATAACTATAGTATCAGTTTCCGATTCACAATTATGGCAGTACTCCTCCCCAGCACCGTCTATAATTGTGTCATCGTTTAAATTTTGCCATATATCCGTATAAACATCTTTCGAGCCACACCCACTGCAAACATACGGCATTTTATTGTCTATCTTTCTTTAATTTGATTTCATTAATAATACTTTTGCTACCGTTCCACGCTCCAGTTGTTATTAATTCAACTTCAAACCCCAAACCCTCTAACCAACTATTGATTTCATTTTCAATAGCTGTCGCAATATTAAAGGGATGATCTTCGACTTCATAATCTTCATTGTGTTGAAGATCATGAACTTCTAAATCTACATTTTCATCCAGTTTTAAAACTAGCTTATATTCAAAATGTAGGTTATCTAATTTGATTAGCATATTTACCTCTTTTTCGATTACTTATTTAATTATTGATCAACTTCTGATTTATGTCAACAACCTTTTTAAATTATTTTCCAAACGGTCTAAACGGTCTAATAGTTCTTTATGTTGTAACCTTTTAAAATCAATATAAAGATAAATTAAACCAACTAAAGAAGCTAATATCAATAAACTTAAAAGCAATTCTAAAAGATTCATTGATGGAGACCACTTCGACAAAATGCCACTTTATAATTAAACTTGCCCTCTATTGAGATCTCCAATTCATAAGAACATATTGGGCAATATTCAGCAAAGAGATTTATATCTTTTCTAGTTCTATTTTTAACTTGCTTATTTCCTACTCTTTTTCGGTCAATAAGTCTTTTAATGTTTCTCATCATCATTAGTTACTAGTGACAAGTTATTAAAAATTTGACCATTTTTTAAAAAAAAGAATTAGATCATGTGAATTAAAAAAGTAAACAAAAAAAACGAGATTGAAAATGAGTCTTAATGATGAGTTTTTTATAGGATCATAGGAAATGCTGTCAGATTATTAAGAGCTAAAAAAAGACAATAAAAAAAGTGGGGTATGAAACCCCACTTTAAAAATAAATTAAATTATTTTTTAAATTAACTTTGATTGATCATCTAAGAAACAACTATTTAAAAAACCGATCATTAATCTTTGATCCGTCTTAGTAGTTGCAACATTAACAAACGGCATAAACCAATCTTGATATTGAGCCTGAATATCTTTAATCAAACCATTTTCATCAGTTGACCAGATCCAGCGATAAGCACCACCACCCCACGAGATCAAAATGCCCTCGATATAACCAGCCTTTACATCTTGTCTAGTTAATCTAGTGTGATCAAGTTTTTCCAAAGCGTACCATTTACCGTTTTCTTTTATTTCTTTTGCTAATTCTTTCAAATAACTTTTGTGGTATTTGGTTCCCTCAACATGTAATTTTTCTAGTGTTTCAGCCATTATTTCCACCCCCTAAATGTGCTATAACTTTGCCAAAATTCAGTAGTTAGATCGATTAATATTTTTCCATTTTCATCAAAAATATTTGTTTCTAACATTGAATTTAAAACTTCAGAAAAATTATTTTTTGACAATAATTCTTTAGCAAGTTTCTTGTTTTTATTTGCTTGAATATGTGAAAACATTAACGCAACTATTTCATGTGTTGCGCCATATTTTTCCATAAGATCCAAAGTCATATTTATATAGTGCTTAAAAGTTATATCCTTGTTTTTAAATTTACTTTCAATAACATAAAGCTGGTACAGTCTGACTTGATCGCCAGTCAAACCAATATTTAATTCAGTCATTTTAATTATTTCCTTTCAAATAATATTTCTTGTTTAATCTGTCTATTAATCTTTCAAAAAGATAATTAGACAGAAAGCCTAAAGCAAAACAACCCAAAACAATAATTAAATATTCAGTTGGGTTTAAAGTGATTGTATCAACCATTTTTTCCTCTTTCTTTTTCGATTACTAATTTTAATATTAATCGCATATCAGAGTTATGCAAATCAAAAAAATGTTTTTTTATGTATGATTGCTGATCGGTGGAACCTTAGCCCCACCGATTATTTATTTAATGTTTATTAATAGGGGGTAGGGGTACTTTCAAAATCGCGATTGAATATTTGTGTGCTGTGAATAAGCACTGCGCAAATTTTTTTCAAATTTTTCAAAGCCTATCTCTGATAGGCAGGTTTGTTAAAAACCTGTTGTCGTTACATTGAGTCTTTGCTATTATTGATCTGTAAGCTAATAGAAAGAAGTTGTTGATTGGACACTGGCAACTTGGTTTTCTTTAGAATTACGAAGCAGGACAGTATAAAGGGGTAGAGCAATCTGCCCCTTTATTATTTCCTAAAGCTCTTAGATCTACTAGTAGAATAGAAGTATCTTGCGACTTGGCTAGGTCTAGGGGTTTCGCCTCCTTTACCCTGGATCTAGCCACCCTTTTTTAATTTGTGCTATACTTTTTATTAGACATTGGGAAGTCCTTTCTCACTGGCTAGGTGTAATTTATATTGAAAGAGGAGCTGAAGACTCCTCTTTCTTTTTTTTTCTAGAAAAACTTAAAAAACTCTTACAGTCTTATTTATATATGAAGAAATTAATAAAACTACTACTGAAGATCCATAAGAAGAAAGTAATTATAGGTTGCGCTTGTACACATAGGTGTAGTGAGTGCGATGAGTTAATAATGGCTCATAAACCATACCAGATCACCTTTATAAGCCTCTCAGAGAGACTTTCTGGTCATCATGGGACAATTACCTGTAGAGAGTGTGTGGTGGCTCTGAAGTCATAACTAGCCTTTCCTTACCAGCCTCTCTCAACTTCCTAACTTCCTAACTCCCTATCTATGTCAGGAAATAGGTGTTTTTGATACCTCCACAGCGCAATTCATAATGATATAGTATGAGTTCGGATATAGGCACCAGAAATCCAAATATAAATTAGATCCGAGAGAACAAGATCAGAGCAAAATTCGAGAGAAATACGAGATATATAGCAGATATTGATCCAGATACGCTAGATCCGAGTATTTATCTATACAATAAGGGTATATGAGTGATGAAATAGAAATTATTGACTCGGTTGATGAAATTGATCGCAGCGGGAATACAGATATAGCTGTTGCGGATCAAGAGGATTTCGATATAGAGATTGTTGGTAGGCCAAGCAAATTAACCGATGACACAGTAAGGAAATTATCCTCTGGCTTGAAAATGGGTTTAAGTCAGAAAAAAGCAGCAGATTTTGCTGGAATATCAGAAACTACTTTTTATAGGTGGCAAAGAGAGTTCCAGAAGATCGATAAGGCTTGTTTAGGTAACCCAGATCGTATAAATAACGCTGATGATCTCAATTTATGGGAGTTTTGGCAGTCCTTAAAAAAGGCAAAGATCGAGGGCGAGCTTTCCCATATAGCTGTAATCACAGAGGCAGCGAATAATGGAGTATGGCAGGCTAGTGCTTGGTTCTTAGAGCGATCTAATCCACAAGATTGGGGTAAAGACAAGCGAGAACTTGAAGCTCATTCAGAGGGTAAGACAATAGAATTTAATATTAAATACAGTTCATAAGTTTTCCGATATCGGAAAAGTGTTACACAAGACAAAAACCCTCCATTGCTGGAGGGCTTGTTGCCAGTAATACGAAAAAAAGGAGTCGTCCTGTGGTCTAGAAAGACCGAAGAGGACTCTTTTGATTCAGTACTTATTTAACCATAAGTAGATTTATATGCAACAATATATTAAAATATTTTTATGACGGTAATACCTTTTCCTGATAAAAAATACAACATTATTTACGCAGATCCTCCCTGGTCATTTAAGAACTTTAGTAAAAAAGGCGAGGGTAGAAATCCTAATCAGCATTATGCAACACAAGATCTGAACTGGATCAAGTCTTTACCTGTAAATGACATAGCTGATAAAGATTGTGTTTTATTTTTATGGGTAGTGAACCACTCTTTACCACAGGCATTTGAAGTTATTGAAAGCTGGGGGTTTACTTACAAGACAGTAGCTTTCAACTGGGTTAAAAAAAATATGAAATCTGAGGGATTTTTCACTGGTTTAGGATATTGGACAAGAGGAAATCCAGAAATATGTTTATTAGCAACAAAAGGTAAACCAAGTAGAGTTTCTAAAGCTGTGAAAGAATTAGTAATAGAGCCTAGATCTAAACACAGCAAAAAACCAGACAGAATTAGAGATGATATTATTGACTTGTGTGGTGATCTCCCTAGAATTGAATTGTTTGCAAGGAATACGACTAAAGGATGGGATGTATGGGGGAATCAGATTTAATACCTTTTCCAGAGAAAAAATATAATATTATTTATGCCGATCCACCGTGGTCTTATGATTCAGGTTTTCTTAAAAGAAATTGGGACGGTAAGTACAATCAGATGAAACCACAGGAGATCTATGATCTACCAGTGCAAGATATAGCAGACGATAATTGTATTTTGTTTATGTGGATCACTTATCCTAAATTACTTATAGGTTTACAAGCTATGGAAAGTTGGGGATTCAAGTATCGCAGTGCAGCATTTACTTGGGTTAAAAGGAATAAGAAAGCAGACACTTGGTTTTGGGGTATGGGACATTGGACTAGAGCTAATGCTGAGGTCTGCTTTCTAGGTGTAAAAGGAAAACCTCAAAGAGAAAGTGCTAGTGTTCACTCAATCGTTGATGAAAGAATACAAGAACACTCAAAAAAACCAGATGTAGTTAGAAATAAAATTGTAGAGCTTTGTGGAGATCTACCTCGTATAGAATTATTTGCAAGACAAAAAGTAGAGGGTTGGGATAGTTGGGGAAATGAAATTATTTAATGGTGATTGTTTAGAAGTTATGAAAGAGTTACCAGATAACTCTATTGATTTAATTGTTACAAGTCCACCTTATGAAGATATTTCTGGTGCAGGATATCAAGCTAGTAACAAAGATATTCTATTTTTAAAGCTGTACTCAGAATTTATAGATCAAGTCTTTGAACAATACGCCAGGATCTTAAAACCTAACGGCCAGTTGTTTTTTAATATTAAAAGCAAAACAGCGCAAAAAAAATTAAGGACACCTCATTGGTTAGAATTTACAAATGCTTTTCAACAGCTTGATTTCAAAAGTTACATTATTTGGAAATATGCTGGTAGCTTTGATAGTTCCAAAGCTAGATTCCATTTAGATTACGAAATTATATATCACCTTGCAAAAGGAGATGATATTTATTTAAACAGTGATTGTGGTATAGATGATCCATTAACTTCTGTATGGTATGTACCACACAATATACCAAAAGCAGAAAGAATACACCCTACACAAATGCCATTAGCTCTGGCAGACAGAATATTAAAAATTGCCTCAAAACCAAACGATGTTGTTTTAGATAATTTTATGGGAAGTGGAACTACTGGTGTCGCTTGTATAAAAAACAATGTAGATTTTATTGGAATTGAATTAAACAACGATAATTACAAATTAGCAAAGGAGAGAATTGAAGCTATTTAATGGCGATTGTTTAGAGTTTATGGAAACTTTAGATCATTCTTCTGTTGATCTTATCTTATGTGATCTTCCCTATGGATTAATGAAAGATATAGGCAAAGATGATGGTAGATACACTAATGGTATGCTTGGAAAGTTTGATTGGGACAGCTCAATAGATTTAGACAAGTTTTTTCTGATGTCGGAAAGATTACTAAGGGAATCAGGTAGATTAATACTTTTTGGAGTACAACCGTTTACAACAAACCTTATAAATCATAGTTCTTATAATTTAAACTTTTCTTACACAATGATCTGGGAAAAGGATCACTTTGCAAACGCTTTTCAGGCTAAGAGAGCGCCTCTTAACTATTTTGAAGATATTATTGTTTTTACAAAAAGATACGACACCATGAACAATAATCCATTGCGACAATATTTTTCTTGGTTACAAAAACATATAGGTTGGAGTAAAGCAAAATTAATTTTAGAATTTGGACAAAGAATAGACCATACCTTTAGAACAGAAAGCACACAGTTCAAATTATGCACCGAAGAGGCTTATAACGATCTCATTGAAAGATTCAACCTTGAAAATAACGAAAAATTTATTCCTTATAAAGAATTAAAAAAAATAAACAACAAGCATTTACAAACATTTAATTTAAAAAAAGGCGAAAAAATAAAAAGCAACATATTGAAATATCCTAGAGATGAGGAAAAAATACACCCAACACAGAAACCTGTTGATCTTTTAAAGGATATTATTTACAGCTTTACCAACAAAGGAGATCTTGTTGCAGATTTTACAATGGGTAGTGGCAGTACTGGAGTTGCAGCATTAGAATTAAAAAGAAATTTTATAGGATCCGAGTTAGATCCAGAGTTTTACGAAAAAGCAAAGGAACGAATTGATAACATTATTTCAAGGTGACGCTTTAGAAATATTAAAAGAAATGCAAGATGACTATGTAGATCATGTTTTTACTAGTCCACCATACAATATTGGCAGAAGTAGATCTATACAATCAAAAGCAAAAGGTAAATATGAACATTTTGAAGATAGTAATGAAAACTATTTTGATTGGTGTACAAAAATCATTGACCAGCTTTTAAGAGTTTCTAGTGGGTATGTTTTTTGGAATATACAAGCAAACTCACAAAATAAAAAAGATGTTTTTAAACTAATAGGTCATTATGCAGATATTTTAGAACAAAACTTTATTTGGTATAAGCCTAATGCGACACCTAGTTCAAAACAATATTATGTTTCAAATGTAGTTGAATATATTTTATGTTTTTCTAAATCTAAGGTAAAAGGAAATAAACATTTTTTAAGAAATCATGTTGAAATAAATAAAGGAACTAAGTATATAAAAAACTTAAATGCACAAATGCCTCTTTCTTTAGCTGATCATTTTATTAAAAATTACACACAAAAGGGCGAAATTGTACTAGATCCTTTCTTAGGTAGTGGAACAACTGGAGTAGTTTGCATGAATAGACAAAGAAGTTTTATTGGTATAGAATTAGTACCAGAATATTTAGAAATAGCAAAAGAAAGAATCAAATGAGACTTGGCAGCATGTTTGCAGGTATTGGTGGTATAGAACTTGGCTTAGTTAGATCAGGACTTGTTACTGATGTCAAATGGCAAATAGATAACGATGAATTTTGTACAAAAATATTAAAAAAAAATTTTCCTGATAGTTTAGTTTTAAACAAAAATGTTGAGGAAATAAACACAAAAGATTTACCAGAGGTAGATATTATCACAGCAGGTTTTCCTTGCCAGCCAGTAAGCGTGGCAGGAAACCAGAAAGGAGTATTAGATGAAAGATGGTTATGGGATGAAGTCGAAAGATTTATTAATGAGTTACGACCACCAGTCTTCATGTTGGAAAATGTCCCCAACATCCTCAGAGCAAGCAACGGAGAAGCCATTAATCGTGTCCTCAAAGGTGTGGCCGAAATGCGCCATTATAGATTTGAATGGCAACTTATATCAGCAAAGTTCGTTGGAGCAAGGCACAAAAGACAAAGATGGGTGGGAGTTGGAATCGTGGGAGACACCGAACACTATGGATCACTTGCCAGCGAGATCAGGGGACGCTTTGGAGAGAGCCTTGTATCGTGGAGATCCAGAGAGGAAGAGCAAAAGAAAATCTACTGGCAACTTGCGAGAGAATCCGAAAATTTGGTTAACACCCACAACAATGGATCAGAAAGAGGACAGCCTGAAACACGCAACGAAACTCATGCAGGGGAAAACACGCAGAGCGACAGGTCACAGAATACAGAGAACTTTGAGCGATCAAGTCTGGATGGACATGATAGAAAAGGATCCGAGCCTAATGGAGTATTACCAGGATCACGAGATAGTGAAACGACCAATGCTTCCAGATCAAATGGAGTTCGTGGAATATCTGAGGAGTCAGACATCAGCAACCAAACTTCAGAAATTGACAGGAATAAAGAAATCAACAGTGGATCATTGGTTCAGGAAAGACAAATACTTCAGTCATCCAACAGTGGATCAATGGATTCAGATCAAACCTCATCTACAGGAGATCAAATACGACAAGGAATTGATGACAGTGGAAGTGATGGAGTGGAAAACCAAAGAGGAAATGGAGATGTGGCCGACACCATCGACACAGGACAACGAACACAAGAATTTGGAACTGAACGACAAGGGCAGGAGAGTAGCGAAAAGTGGGGGCGAGAGCAGATCCCTCAATCTAGCAGACAAAGTGCAAGTGAGGGAAAAGGAAACTTTTTCGACACCAGCAGCAAGTCAAGCCTCAAAGCCAGTCAATCGCCATACCCCATCAGCGAGAGCAGGGAAACACGGCTCTACTTTGGAACAGGACATTGGGGAACGAGATCCAACATTGATTGGCAAGCGCCTCAACCCAGCATGGGTGAACAGACTTATGGGTTACCCAGATGGTTGGCTGAACTTGGACTAACTAACGATTGGGGAATTGATAGCGAGTGGGAAAAAGGACAAGAAAGAGTAGCTGAACGCAAAGATAATGATGTTGACAGACTTAAAGCTCTAGGAAATGGCGTAGTGCCACAATTCTCTGAGCTTGTAGGTCGATTAATCATCAGATCCATGATTGCAGAAACTTTAGTCTTTGATCCAGAAATCGTTAAGGTAGATCGTCCTCAGTAAGTTTAAAGTTAATAGCATGAAAATTAGCGTGTGATGAAACTTGCCTTATTCTTTTGTGTTTCTTTACTTTACCCCATTTGGCTTCATACAGAGATTTACCATCTGTCATTCCTACTGCCATTTGAGTTAAGTAATCTTTTATATCTAACATAAGTTTTCCATAATAGAACATTTGTTCGATTTATAAAAACAATTTATGTTAAAAATATGTTAAAAATATTTCACAAAATATTTAGATTGTGAAAAAATACAAAAAATTTGCTACAAAGTCGTTAAATTGTGAAATTGCATAACAGTGCTTGCCAATCAGTGAATTTTTCCGATATCGGCTACATTGAAAAAAGCCCATAAACATTGACTTTGATTTTTTTTGTGTCCGAGTCACTTTCCTCGGAATTCCGCGGAATTCCGTGTGACACCACCTCGGAATTCCGTGGCTAGAGTAGAGTAGAGTAGAGAAGAGTAGACTAGAGTAGAGAAGAGTATATAATATATATTAGAAAGGTCAGGTAAGAAATGAATATTATGGTTAGTTTTGAAAGCACTGAAGATTATATCTTAAAAGCTGAAAATGAAACTGAAGCAATAAAAATAGTACAAATGATTTGGGATCATAAACAAGAATCACAAAACGATCTATTAAAGCAATATGACATAGATTACTCACTTGATGTTAGTAAGAAGTATGTTGAAGTAGAAGATCAAGAAGAAGACAATATTGTTTTAGATTATAAAGTCACATTTGTTATGACTGGAAAAAGTCCAGAAGATGCTATAGACAATTTCCACGAAATGATGAAAGGTGGGCTAGACTATATACCACCAATTGTTGAGCCAGTTATAAATGATGAGTATGAACTTTTAACTGGGATCAAAGCAGAAGGGACAGCATAATGGCAAGTGAATTTAATTTTCCAGCAGGAACAAAAAGAAAAGATGCACTGCATGAATTAATTGATTCTGATGATTTTATGGAAGTTGTTTTAAAACAATTTAATTACATGAGGATCAAAGGAATTAATTTAGTACAAGACGCAGATGATCTAGTAAATTTATATTTAAAAGTTTGCAAAGAAATTCCTGAGTAGTATAATTTTTTTGTATTCATCTATGGATCAATCCATAGTAAGCTGTAACAGAAAACGCCTTTCGTGTTACTGACTGAATAAGAAAGCGAGGTCTTCAACCACCTCGCTTTTTTATTTACCTTAAACTTTATAGGGATAGTCTATGATTATTAAGTCGGCTACTAAACCGACTTCCTCCCATCATCGGCTGTATCTAACGGTACAGCCTTATTTTTTTTAAGGATCTTTTTTTCTCTTGCTAAATCGTCTCGAATTTTTTTAGCAAGTCTTCTACGCTCTTTTCTGTTTAAAGTAGGTGCGTGATCTTTCTCTACTGTAAATATTTTCTTCATAATTTAAGAATACTAAAAGTTTTAAAAAAATCTTGCTTATGCTACTATGGAAAAACTATGATTAAGAAAGTCGATGAAAGTAACTTTAACGAAACAATTAATAGAGATGAAATTACCACTGTAGTTAAATTTGAAGCTGATTGGTGTATGCCATGCAAAGAAATTACGCCAGCAGTTGAATCTCTAAATCAGGAATGGAAAGACCGAAAGGTCGAATTTGTTGCTTTTGATATTGAAAGTGACACAAGCATTACTAATCAATACGGTATTTTCGGTGTACCAACTTTTATAGCTTTTCAGAATGGTCAGCCAGTTTCTGAAGTTCGTTCAAGAGTTAACATTGGAAATATTAAATCATCATTTGAAAAGTTCTTAGTCTGATACTCGTTCAGGATCTCTAGGTTTTTTATTTGTTTTTCCCTAGCTGATCCTGACATGCTTTTTTATTTTTTTAGATTTTGTCACAAAGATATGTTATAATTTTTAGTTATGGGAGAGATAATAAATACAGAAAATCGTAGAGAGGCAACTTATATGCAGTTGTCTGATGAAACAACTTTTGAACAATGGTTGGACATAGGATCAAAACTTATACAAACTACACAAAATATTATGTGGTGGCTAGGTGATTGGTGGAACTTTGGTGAAAGAAAATACGGCGAGGCAGCAAGTCAGGCTTTATCAATGGAAATACCTTATTCTACTTTTAGTAAAGCCAGTTATGTAGCTAGGCAAATTGACAAAGAGCGTAGACTTCCAGAAGTTTCATGGTCTGTTCATAATGAAATTGCACAGTTAGATCAAGAAGATCAGGATAAGTTTTTAATTAAAGCTCGTGATGAAAAATTTACAGTAGCTAGAGCTAGAGAAGAAGTAAAGAAACATAAAGTACAAAAATTAGTTGATCCAAGTACAAGCAATGATGTAATGCTTTATCAAAATATAAATATTAAATCTAGTAATGTTTGGACTTTTGGAAAGGCATTAGGAAGTTATGGTGTTGAGGACGATCAGAAAACACCACCTCAAATGATAGCGAATTTGTTTTATTGGTTTGAAAATAGAGAACTTGAGGAAAATACAAAAGTAGTTGATCTTACTGATAAATATCAAGTGACATATGATGTTTGTAGAGATTTTGCTTTTCAATGCAATAGTTATGATCTTTATCCTCATGCAGATGCAAAGAAAGTCCAACAAGCAGATTGGACAGTAGATAATTACCCTGATCCTGTACATGAGGCAGATATTGTAATTTTAAATATTTTAGATTACTTAGATAATGCAAGCGACATTGATCCAGAGAATTTTTTAAGAAAACAAATTGTAGATCTTGGGGTAGCAATGAAACCAGGATCTCAACTTTTTCTCATATGTCAAGATTTAGATGATTGGAAATTAGAAAATACTTTTTCTTTAATTTATGAGGAAAATGATTTTTCAGTTGTAGAATTTGTATCTATTCCTAATAAAATTAGTTACTCAAAAGATGATGAGGTTAAAGCAATAGCTAATAGAGAGCTACTTAACAAATTTGGTTATGTATTAGTTCTTGAAGTTATTGATGATTCTTCTCAGTTTTAACTGTTAGACTTCATTTGATGGAGTCACAAAATATAAAAAAATTAGAAGTCAAAGTTGGTGCTGATACTTTTGTTATTGGTTTCCCAGCTTTACACGAAGCACAGCAAACAGTTTCAGATAGTAATGCTCGTTGGAAGATCTTGTGTGCTGGTAGGCGATTTGGTAAATCAAGACTTGGTGTCCAATTATGTATGGAAAAAGCCTTGCAAGGTAAAAGAGCTTGGTGGGTTGCACCTACTTATTCAATCGCAAGAGTTGGTTGGCGTGATATTCAAGAATCAGCAAGATCATTCCCAGAACTTTTAGAACCTAATATTTCATTAGTCAATATGGAAGTAAAATTCCCTCAAACAGGTGGATCTATTGCAGTTAGATCTGCTGATACACCACATAGACTTCGTGGTGAAGGTTTGGATTTCTTAGTAATGGATGAGGCAGCATTCGTTAAGCCTGATGTATGGCAACAAGTTCTAAGACCTACTCTTACTGAAAGAAAAGGTGGTGCTTTATTTATCTCAACACCAATAGGTATGAACAATTGGTTTTATGAATTGTGGGAAATGGCTGAGGGTAGAGAGGATTGGGAAAGATTCCAATTTCCTAGCTGGTCTAATCCTCTTGTAGATAAAGCAGAAGTTGAACAAGCTAAAACAGAAGTTGGATCTATTGTTTACGCTCAGGAATATTTAGCTGAATTTGTAGAGGCTGGACAAGGTTTATTAAAACCTGAGTGGCTTAGTTATTTTAAAGAAAAAAATGGTAGATACTTTACTGGTTCTGAAAATGTAGAGTTATCAGAATGTACAAGATTTGCTACAGTAGATCTTGCAACTAGCATTGATGAAAACGCAGATTATACAGTTATAGCCAGTTGCGCAGTCACACCACAAGGTAAAATACTTATTTTGGATATTCATCGTGAAAGGATGCAAGCACCAGACATAATACCTAAAATAAGACAAAAAATGAAAGAATTTGATTTACAATGGGTTGGTATGGAACGAGCAGGTTTCCAACTTTCGCTTATCCAGTTTGCTAAAAGAGATGGTCTAGCTGTCAAGGAATTGAAAGCTGACAAAGATAAAATTAGTCGTGCCATGCCTTTAGCAGCAAGGATGGAGTCTGGAGATGTATACTTTAGACAAGGTGCGATGTGGTTACCTGAAGTAGAAAGAGAATTAATGACATTTCCAGTAGGTCATCATGATGATGTAGTGGATGCATTAGCATACGGAGTTTTATGCGCTCAAGTGCGTAGAGAATGGATAGCATTTTAAATGGCAGATAATAAATCAAGAATAGGTAGATTTGTTGATTACCTTAATCAACCAACACAAAGACAACAACAAAAATATAGTAGATATAATCAGCAAACAAGTTTAGACAGAGCAGTTTACGGTTACAATACAGATGCTGGTTACTGGCCAGTTTCAGAATTAGATGATATCGGAGATGGATCAAACAATTCAGCAGTAGTTGCTTGTTTGAATGTATTGACAACATCTTTTGCAGAACCAAAAAATATTGTTATTGATGATGAAGCAGAATATGGAAATGATCGAATAAAAAATCATCCAGTTTTAAAATTATTAAATAGACCAAATCCATTTACTTCAGGTGTGTTAATGGCTCATTATATTGTTACAGCATTATCAGCTTATGGAGATGCTTATCTGTATAAAAACCGAAATGTAGATGGAAATGTGGTAGAGCTGGTACCTTTAATGCCAAATATGGTTGAACCTAAAGGTGATGAAAATACTTTAATTACACATTTTAAATACAGTCCTTATGGTGGACTTGGAGGTAATAGTATAATCGTTCCAACTAACGATATAGTGCATATTCGTCAAGGAATAGATCCAAATAACCATAGACGAGGTTTCGCTCCTCTAAAATCAGTATTAAGAGAAATCTTAGGAGATGAGGCGGCAGGACAGTATGCAGCAGCACTCTTACATAACATGGCTGTACCAGGTGTCATACTCTCTCCAAAAGATGACTCAATGGGTGGTCCATCGAAAGAGGAAGCTGAGGCTATCTCTGCGATGTACAAGCAGAAGTTTGGTGGCAAGAACAGAGGTGCGCCAATGATCTTGTCAGGTGCGATGAATGTTGAAGTCGTGTCTTTTTCACCAGATCAAATGAACTTAACTGAACTTAGGAAATTGCCTGAAGAGAGAGTATCTGCTGTTTTAGGTGTCCCAGCTATACTCGCTGGACTCGGCGCTGGTTTAGACGCAGCAACATACAACAATACTCGTGAATTAAGAGAATTTTTTACAGAACAAAAATTAGTACCTTTATGGAAATCTGTAGCATCAGAGCTTACACATCAATTATTAAGAAAAGATTATGAAGCTGAAGGGTTAAGTATTAAATACGATCTTGAAGATGTAAGGGCATTATCACAAGATAAAGATGATCTTTATAAAAGAATGAATACTGCTGTTCAAGGTGGTTGGATAACAATTGGTGAGGCTAGAAAAGCAGTAGGACTTGATGTTGATGACAGTCATGAGGTTTATTTAAGACCAATGAATATGATCGAAACAGCACCAGGTCAAAATAATATACCTCAAGAAGAACAGGAAACAGAACCTGTACAAGAAGATCCAGTTTTGCAAATTGCAAAACAATTAATTGATAAAGTTTTGACTACTGGTGGCGCAAGCGTTGACTCAACTAGATCTCCAGTGGTAAAACCAACACCAACTTATCTAGATGAAGAGGAAATGAAATATGTTGCTGAAATGCCAAATGGTGCATGGTGTATTTTAGATCATGATACTAATGATGTTATAGAGTGTTTTTCATCTGAAAGTGAAGCAAGAGATGAACTTGAGAGAATGAAAAAAGATGTGAAAGCACCTAAGAAAACTAACTTTCCTAGTTCAGGTGATAATCAAACTATATCGATCAGTAATAGCAAATTTAAACAATTTCCAGATTATAACTATGTAAAAGACTTAAAAGAAAACTGGCCAGAGATTTGGCGTAGAGCTGGTACAGGTGGTAATCCACCAACTTCATTTACTGGCAATGACGCATTTAACAGATGGACTAAGTACAGATCAGGCGATAGATCAGAATCTGTTTTAAATTGGGTAAAGCGTAGAGAAAGTTTTATGGCAAGACATTCTGGGAATACAAAACTAAATGGTTACATTGCAGTTATGAAGTGGGGTGGAGTTACTAAAACTGGCGTTTCTGCTATGAAAAAAACTGTAAATGAATACAAAAAAGTTGTCAGGGAAAGAAGAAAGATACAAGAGGAATTACTTGCTGAAATTGAGAGCAAAGCATTATCACAAGTAGTTAAAGATTCTTTAAAGAAAAAAGTGGAAGATCATAATGCAAAAAATCCTAAATACAGAGCTACATTAAGAATGTTGACTGCAAGTTATAACAGAGGTTTAGCAGCATATCAAAATAATCCTGGATCTGTCAGGGGTAATGTAAGTTCACCACAACAATGGGCAATGGCCAGAGTGAATGGACTATTAACAGCTTTAAGAACTGGTAAATTCAAGAGGACTGCTTATGATACAGATTTGTTACCAAGCAATCATCCTTTAAGCTCTAAAAAAAATAATGAAAATATTATTGAGGAGATCAATGTAAGCACTGAAGAGGCAGAAGCTCTTTTTGAAGTTGAGTTTGAAAGTGCAAGATCTGAAAAAGCACCAGCAGGATCAATTAAAAAAGGTGACGCTGTTTCATGGAGTATAAATAAAGATCCACAACCAGCCTCAACAGCTAATGGAATTGTGACAAGTGTAGCTACATCTGGATCTATCTCAGTAGGTCAAGAAAAAATGGACGCAACACCAGAAAAGCCTATAGCTAAAATTAAAGTTTGGGCTATTAATGAAGATGGATCTAGAACAGAAACTGATAGATCAGTAATACAACCAGTTTCTAAACTTCGTAAAATCTCCGATTTTCGCTAGGGATATAATTAATACCTCTAGATCTCAATTCATTAACTAACTTAACTTGTTCATCAGAATTAATTAATGCTAATTCATCAGTAATTAACTTATTTCTGTTGGATTTATCAGCTTTCGCTAAAGCGTCCATGAACATGTGAAAAGGTGCTACAGATTTTGTAGTTCTTTCTTCAGCCATTTTAATAACTCGTTCCTATCCTCAGCGCCATATGTAAAATCTTTAGCGCTAAAATTGTCCGATACTCTTATTTTAAAATCATTTAAAGACAATGGGACCTCACGATCAAAAATATCCAAAGTAGCTGAACCGTCAGACATGACTTCAAGCCTGAAAGATCCAGATCCAATGTGCAAAGTTGATATTTTTACTATCTCTAAATTCACAATATTAGTATAGCAGTGATTGGCAAATATCAAGTGGCAATCGGAAATACACTAACTTTAATTTTTTTTCTATAAAATACCATTGTTGTACTGTTTAGGCAGTAGAGCTGTGCGCACCAATTAAATATATATATTAGATAGGAGCTATAGCAATATGTCTGAAGAGTATAAAAAAATAGATGTAGAGTTTAGTAAATCAGAAGGTGAAGAAGGCAAAGTCAAAGCTGTATTTTCTGTTTTCAACGATGTGGACAGTGACGGTGATGTCGTTTTACCTACAGCTATCAAATCAGGTTTTGATCCAGTAAATGAAGAAGTACCAATGGTCTGGGCGCACCAATGGGATAAGCCAATAGGTAGAGGAAAGATTGTAAAAGATGGTGAAAAAGCAGTTTTTGACGGTGAGTTTTTTATGGACACTGACAGTGGATCAGAGGCTTACAAACTTGTCAAGAATATGGGTAATTTGCAACAATGGTCTTTTGGTTTTAGAGTAGAAGATTCAGAATATGGAAAGTTTAAAAAATCATCTGATCAAGATGAGCAAGATGTTCGATACCTCAAAAATTTATCGGTATATGAAGTTAGCCCAGTTTTGGTTGGAGCTAACCAAGATACATTCACTATGGCAATTAAGTCAACAAACAAAGACACCGATGAGAAAGGTGTTCTTGGACACGACAGTTTCCAATCTGAAGATCAAGATGAAGAAGTTGAAGAGAAAAATAAATTAGCTGGAGATCTATACAACACACAAGAAGAAGCTGAGGAAAGAGCAAAACAACTTGGCTGTTCTGGATCTCATAGTATAGATAGCAATGGATCCGTGTATTTTATGCCATGCGCAACTCATGAACAATATGAGGAAAGTATGAAAAAAGAAGCTAAGACACACACTGAACAACATGCAGCAATGGAAGCTCTTGGAAATATTGCAAATGACATGAAAGATATTTTACAAGCAATTCCAAAAGATGAAAATGCAGACTTGCCACAGTGGTGGGTTGATTTAGTCAGGGAAGTTGCTGAAAAAATGAAACAGGTTAAAGACAATCTTATAGAACCTGATCCTGAAAAGATACAAAATTTAGAAGTTTCGGAAAAGAGTGCCAGCGTGCAAGGTAAACGCTTTTCTGATGAGGTAAAAGATGTGCTTGCAGCATTGAATAGCCTAGTCGCCAGAGTTCAAGCTATAGGAGAACTCCGACAAAAGAATGGTAGGAAGTTGGGGGTTTCAGCAACAGAAGCTCTCAGAACAGTTCAAGAAAGTGTCGCAGATGCTTTTGATGAACTAGATAAATTCGTAGAAGAATTTGGAAGTGAGGGTGCATTGGAAACTGAAACAGTTGAAAATACCGAAATAGAAGATCAAATAGCAGAAACTGAAGTAGAAATTTCAGACGAAGTTGAAACTGAAGAGGAAGTAGTAGAGGAAGAACCAAAAGCTGAGGCTGAGGTTGTAGATCCTGCTGAAGAACCAGAGGTTGATACAGGTGATGAAAGAGAAACTGAGGAACCTGTTGATCAAGTAGAAGTAGAAGTAGACACAGAGTTAGATAATCTTTGGCTAGAAAGTCAAGAAGTATTGTCTGACATTACATTAACCGACATTGAATTAGAAGACACAGAATAAATTATCGAGGAGTAATAATGGATGTAAAAAAAATCCGTGAAGACATCGCTAAAGAATCTGCTGAATTAAAAGGTCTTTTTGACCAAATCTCAGAACAAGACGGTGGCGCTACTTCAGAGCAAAAAAAATCTATCGTTGATAGAAATGAAGCTCTTAAAGGTTTAAGAGATGATCTTAAAGTAGCTGAAGCTAAATCTAAATTAGATATGAGCGACAGCCCTGTAGCAAGCATACCTAACCCATCAGAAGAATCAAAAGGTTCATCTTTTGGTGCAGAAGTTCTAAAATCAGCAGCTTACAAAAGCTATGTTGAAAATGGTGCTAAGAATATTCAAAGCACAGTTCCTTTTGAAGTTAAGACTAACTTAACTACAACTGGATACCCACCAGAGTCTTTAAGACAACCTGGTATTTTGGAAACAGCTCTTCGTGATCCTAATGCAGTTATTGGATTGTTTGATCAAATTCAAACAGATCAAAACGCTTTCGTTTATTTGGAAGAAACAACTTTCACAAATAACGCAGCTGAAGCCGCAGAGGCAGCAGCAGTTGGTGAAGCAGCATTAGCATTCACAGAGAGAACAGCCACAATTTCAAAACTTGGTGTAAATATACCAGTTACTGATGAATTAATGGCAGATGTTTCTGGCCTTGAGGGATATTTGAACTCAAGATTGCAAACAATGATCAGACTTCGTTTGGACAGCCAACTTCTTTCAGGAGATGGTACTTCCCCAAACCTAGAAGGTATCTTAGACGCTGGTAAAGCAAGCGTTGGATCAACTGATTATTCCAGCTACGCAGGTGGCTTAGGCAGAATTGGCGCAATTTATAATGCAATTACCGATATTCGTGTAAATGCTTTTACTGAGCCAGATGCTGTTGTTATCCACCCTAATGATTGGGCGCAAATCGTACTTCAATTAGATGAAGACTTTGCAGGCACAAGCTCTGCTGGATATACAGCTAAAAGCCCTGTATTTGCTAGCGCAGGTGGTTTTGCTGGAGGAGTAGCTAATCAATTGTGGGGACTTAAAGTCGTTCCTTCAACAGCTATTTCCGAAGGTACCATGCTAGTTGGTAAATTTGGTGGTGGAGAAGCTGCACATGTTGTCATGAGACAAGGTATTGACATCGCAGTTTCTGATTCACATGGTGAAAACTTTACAAAGAACATCATGGTGATCAGAGCTACAATGCGTGTTGGATTCCCTGTTTACAGACAAGCAGCATTCCATAAGATCACAAACGCTTAATTTTATTAAGTAGTTTTAGTATGGGGGCTAACGCCCCCATACGCATTTAAGAGGCAAAAACCCAAAAAGTATTAAAAGTAAGTTAGGATTAAATCATTATGGCAGAGAAATTTATAACATTAGAGAAAGATTTATGGCAAATGGGCGATGGATCCTTTTTTGAAGGACCTAAAGCTGAACTTCCAAAATCAAATGCTTCTAAGTTAGGTGGCGCTGGTAAAAGCTACCCAGAAAGTTATTTGAAAGAAATTGGATATATTAAGCCAGAAAAGAAAGTTTCTAAAAAGAAAGTTGAAAATAAGGCTGTTAAGCCAAAAGATGTAGAAGATAAGTAAGGAGATCCTAAATGGCTCTCTGTAGTTATTCTGATGTAGAAGCTATTGTCCAAATTGACTTTAGCTCTACATTACAAACATCAATCACAAATAATATTATTCCATTTGCTGATCAGGTTATTAAAACATATTTAGGTTATGATATTGAATTAGCAGATCATACAGAAATATTATTCGGTGATAATATCAGGGAACTTGCTTTAAAGCATATTCCTGTAAATTCGATAACATCAATCACTGAAGATGGTAATAGTTTATCAGAGGGTAATGAATCTGATTATGTTTACCATAGTAATGGTAGAGTCGAAAGAGTACTAGGTCGTTGGTCTGGTGCTAAACCTAAAAACATCACAATTGTTTATAACGCAGGATATTCTACAATTCCTGACGACATAAAGTTTACAAGTGCAAGAGTTTCTGCAAGAATTGTCATGTCTGCCTTAAACTTGAGCAGTCAAGCTAAGACAGGCACAGTTGAAACACATTTAAGTGATTCAACTAATGGGGCTACTATGACAAATGTAATTGAAGAACGCATTGGAGATCTTGCTGTGAGATTTGCTGATCCTTTAGCATATTTCGATGGCGAAGTTCTCAAGCAATCAGATAAACTCTTATTACAACCATATAAAAAGCAGGTATTCGTTTAATGGATCTTGCAACATATGTGTATCTAATAGGATTTCTAAACTATCACGGTTTAATGTCTGTTTACCTAAATAATTACACAAGAGAGAGAGTTGATATGGAAAGTTATGTCAACCAAAAATTTAGTGAAATTATTGCAGGTGAAGAGTGGAATATAAAGAGGAATCTCTAAGTAATTTATTAAGATTACAAGAACTATGGTGGCAAGTCGATGCCAACTGTAAAGACGCTGATCCAGACATCTTTTTTCCTGAAAGAGGTGCAAGCACTAGACAAGCAAAAGAATTATGTAATTCCTGTAAAGCTCAAGAACACTGTTTAGAATATGCAATAGTAAATGCAGAAAAGTTTGGAATATGGGGTGGCTTATCTGAAAGAGAGCGTAGGAAAATTCGTAAACAAAGAGGATTAACTAGAAAGCGTAGGAAAAATGCCAAGTAGAAGATTGCCTAGTGTAGAAGAAGCATATGAATTATTTAAAAAAGATCCATATAAGCGTTTAAGTGAATGGGCTAAAGAATGGGACTGTTCACACGAAAGAGTTAGACAGTTAAGAGATCAAGCAGGATTTCCGAAAATATCAGAAATAGATTACAAGATATCTAGGAAAGTAGTTGAAAGAATTAGATCAGGTGAATACACATTAACTAGGCGAATTACATATGCTGACCTTCCTATTGGTTATGAAAAGTTTGTAAGTTGGTACGAAGAGGATCCAGCCATATATCTCGCTGTTCTTGAGGCTCAACAATGGGCATATAATCAAAAAATGAACCCTACTGAAAAAGTTTGTGAGGGCTGTAAAGAAAAAAAGCCTATTGATCAATATAAGCGATCTGCTAAATATATTGACGGATATTCAAAATATTGTAAAGATTATCCAGATTGTACCAACATTGATATAAAAGAAAAATTAAATAATTTAGAAGATATGCGTAGCAGGTTAGATAAACTTAGAAAAAGTTTAGATACCTAAAAAATAGCTTTTAATTAGTAAAGTATAGGTATGTCTTACAACTACCAAACATATCTAAAAGAAACTGTCGTATTCCAATCTGCTGGAACATCTACAGTCGATGAAAGAGGATTGTATAATTCTGATTGGGTTGATGATATTACTACAAAATGTCGTATTGATCCAAGGACATCAGATGAGGATAGTGGAACTAGAGATACTGAAGTATCTGAAATTGATATCCATATTCCTGCAAATGTAAATGTAAAAACTTCACACAGAGCAGTATTGAATAGTAAATATTACGATGTATTGGGTATTGAGGAAAAGAAAAATAGATATTCAAACCCAGTAATCAAAACAGTCACAATGCGTAGGAGTGGTTAATGGGTGTAAAACAAATAAATCCTTCAAAAGTTAACAGGTTTAGAAATTTTTTATACAATACTTCATCAGCAAGATACGGAACTGGTAACTTAATATCTTTAAATGTTTATCAAAATAATTTAAGAGGTATTCGTAGGATTTCTCTTACAACAGCAAGGCTTACTTCAGATTTAAAATCTATATCACCTGGTGGTCAGGGTATAAAGTTTAGGGTAGGTCGTAGAGTTGCAGGTCGTATTGCTGGTAAATTTGGTCAAGCTGTAATTCCACAGGGTTTAGGATTTGCGTCACGATTAGCTAACAATTTTTACGGTAGATATGTTGGTAGAGAAATACAACAGTTCTTTAATAGAAAAACACAAATTCAAGCATACATAAATGGATATGCTATGACAGAAGAAGCCAAGAAAGCAATTTTACTAGAACCTAAAATGCAAAGGCAATATCAGGCAGCAAAGTTTAGTTATGAAACTTCTGGCGTTAGTGTGTCGGAATATAGCCCAGTAAAGTTTTTGTCAACTATACAAGCATATATGATTGGTTTAAATTCAGGTGGAATGGCAGGTGCGCCTATTCTTTCTGGTTCATTAATTGATAGTATTAATAATCGTGGATTTACAACTAATGATCCAGAAGCGCTAGTTGCAGGAACTATTACAGTAGGATCTTCTGAAGGTAATTTTGGCGATGTTGCTGATCTAGCACCTTATTGGTGGAAAACAATATACAAAGGTGCATTTTATGATCTTCGTAAATTTGGAATTAATAATCATAGTCAGTGGATAAATTCTAGTAAACCTTATTGGTGGGGACATGCAGTTAAAATGGCTATAGCAGACGAATTACCTAAAAGATTAGAAGTTGCTACTAAGCATATAGAAAACTGGGAGTTTCAATTTAGACCTCAAAGTGCTTTAACACCTAAATATTTACAACCAGGTATTCCTAAAGGTGGTTGGAACTCTTTTGAGCTTTCAGCTAGAAATGTTACAGATGAGGATCGTAGTTTATTAAGAGCAATGGGGTATGAAGCAGGTGTACCAGGAAAGATGAGATAATGCAAGGAATTGAATATGCAAATATGCCACCTGACGCTGAAATTATATTTCGCCAATGGTTATTAGATCAAACAGCAATTACAGATCTAATTAGTACAAGAGTTGCTACAAGGCTACCTTTAGAACCAACACTTCCATTTGTTGTCATAACTAATAGAGGTAGTGCATTAATTAACCCTGCAAGCCAAACAGCTATCAATGAGTCAGATTTTTCTATTGATTGTTATGCAGGTCGTTGGGGTGGAGATGGAACTAAACCAGAGCCAGATTATTCTACAGCTTCAAATGTAGCACAAGTAATATCTTCACAAATATTTAAAGCTGGAAGTTCAATGGTGGAAACTTCTGGTGGAACTAAAGCAAAAATATATGGTTTTGAAATAACTTCTATGCCTACAAGAGTTGAGGAAGAAGAGATACTCGTAGCTAACTTTTCTATAGGCGTAACTATGTTCTATAGACATTCCGAATAACACTAATCTGCAAATTAATCCTCTAATATATTGCTTGAGGTAAATTATGGCAAATAGTAAAAAGATTAAAGTTAAAGTTAATCCGATCTATCCAGCAGATAGTATTGGTGACGCTATTACTGGTATTAAATTTACCAAAGATGTATGGGAAGAAGTAAGCCTTAAAGACTGGAGTAGGTTAAAAGAATCCAGAGGTCGTATGTGGGATCATAGCATGCCAAGATTTATCACAGAAGATCAAGACTGGAAAATTACAAGAGTCAAAGAATCTGAATTGACTATAGACAATATGGTTGATCCAGTTGTTGAAGAGCCTGACATTTCTGAAGATTGGTATGGATCCGAGGAAGAGTAAAAGATATGTTTGCAAACATATTAGAAGTATAAGTTAGGAGTATTGTATGTCAACAACATCATATAATACATCAGGTACAATATCTGATGTGCTTATCGGCACAGGTGTTTTGTATGCAGCTAATAAAGGAACAGCGTTCCCAGGTGCAGACAGCACTACAGCTACTGAGTGGGCAGAAATTGCCTCTGGGTGGTCAGATGTTGGTTATTCCGAAGATGGATGGACTCTAGAGTACGATAAGTCTTTTGAGGACATCATGGTTGCAGAGGAAATTGATCCAATTAAATCAGTTAAAACTGCACAAGAAATAAGAATCACTGGAACACTAGCTCAAGCAAGTTTAACAAACTTAAACCTTGCTTTTGGTGGTGGAACTCTAGATGAAGATGACACAGCATACGGAGATGGATATGACACATTAGTGCCACCAGCTACAACTGGTTTTAACGAAAAGTCATTATTGTTAGTAACTGAAGGTGCCTCTGGTGCAATCAGACACTTTCAAATTCCTAGAGCTGTCAATGTTGGTGCATTTTCTATGGCTCATCAAAAAGCACCTCAAAAAGTGCTTATTGCTGTTGAGTTTAAAATTCTAGTTCCAGATTCAAGTTCAACATCTGTTGGAACAACTGATGGAAAAGAAAATCTATTTAGAATAGTAGAAAATACTAACGGCTCAACTGAAGGAGTTGTTAACTAATTCGCTTTAAAGATGGGAGGAGAAACACATGAGTAAGCGTTTTAAAGATTTTAGTGCTGCGAAAGAGGGCGTTAATAAGGAACCAATTGTGATTGGGGTAGACGGAGAAGAATTTACTTTTCCACCTTTCCTTACAGCAGAGACTGTTTTAACACAGTTAACATGGCTGGAAGAAGATGGCTCAATCGCAGCACCAAATCTACCAAAATGGTTTGTCGCAATTATGGGACAAGACAATTTTGATAAAATATCAGCAAAGGTAGATCTACCTACATTGCAAGAAATATCACAACATCTTATGTCTGAATACGGTATGACACCAGAAGATCTTAATGCTGTACCAGTTGAAGACGAGGATGAGGGTGATAGCCCAAAATAAGTTATTCAATTGATGACATACTAGATAAATGGTCAGCAGTTGAATCAGACTTTATAAAAATATATAACATATATGAACCATTAGAAATTGAATGGCGCAAATTTTACAGATTGCTTGGTACAATTCCTATAGATCAATCATTATTCTTTGCAGACGCATATAAGGCAATAGTGGATGGTGATGATCCAACGGAAGCATTGTCTAAAGATCCACCAAAAAATTGGTATAAAGAGGAACTAGACAAACGCAGAGGTAGATCGAAAAGGCAAAGAGTTGCCACTTCCATAGATGATATGATCACAGATCAAAAGAGAATAGGTAAAGAAGATGCCCCCACAAGCTAAGGTTGGATTTCTAAAATTAATGATCGGTGCTACACCAGTAGGTGATGCACTTCGTAATGACATACAACAAAGTGGTCAGGCTATGTCCGATGCCACCAAAAAACTTCAATCAGCGCAGTATGCAATTATTTCAGGTGCTTTAGTTGGTATAGCAGCAGTAACATTTGAATTGATAAAAGCTGTACAAGCTACAGCAATGTTTGAAAGTGCTTTTGCAGGAATAAGAAAAACAGTAGAGGCTAGTGAGTCTCAATTTGAAGATTTATCAAGATCTATTTTAAGAATGTCAACAACAATACCTGTATCAGCAGGTGAGCTGGCAAGAATTGGTGAGTTAGGTGGTCAGTTAGGTATATCTGTACAAAACTTACCAGAATTTATTTCTACTGTTTCTACTCTTGCAACTACTACTAACTTAACAGTTGACAATGCAGCGCTTGGTCTTGCACGACTTGACGCAATTGCTCAAACTAATGGTGAAACATTTTCTAATTTAGCTTCAACAATTGTAGATCTTGGTAACAACTTTGCAGCTACTGAATCTGAAATTATGACAACTGTTTTGCGTATTGCTCAGGCAGCAGCACAGGTTGGTGCAACAACACAAGATGCTTTAGCTTTTGCAACTGCACTTCAAGCTATTGGTGTTCCAGCTCAGGCTGGTGGTACTGCTGTAGCTCGTGTATTTCAGAGTATTCAATCAGCAATAATACAAGCTGGTGAAGATGCAGAAATATTTGCTAAAGTTGCTTCAAGATCTGGAAAAGTAAGTGCTGAAGGTTTTGCACAAATGTTTGGTGAGGATCCAGCTTATGCAGCTCAATTATTTATTGAGGGCTTAGGTAATATGAATGAAGCTGGTGAAGATGTCATAACAGTACTTGATAAATTAGGATTATCACAAAGAAGAACTACTCTTGCGATATTAGGTTTAGCTGAAGCAGAAGATCTATTAGATAGAGCAATGAACACTAGTAGAGATGCTCATGAGGCAAATACAGCAGCTACTGAAGAGGCTATTAAAAGATATTCAACTTTAGAATCTCAGCTACAAATAACAAAAAACGCATTTAACGAGTTACAGGTTCAAATTGGTGAAAATGTTGCACCAGCAGTAAAAGGATTTAACGATATTATTCAAGAAACAATTATAGGTTTAACTAATTCTGGTGCGGCATTTAACATATTAGTAGGATCAGTAGCTGTATTCTCAATTATGATCTTAAGAGCAATTGCTCATATGTACTCTATCAAAAAAGTTTTAAAACAGTTACAGTTTTCTTTTGCTTATGCTTTTACAGGACCAGCAGCTTGGATTGCAGCTATTACAGCTGCGCTTGCATTTTTAGCAATTAAAATTGCTAACGCAAAAGGCGAAATGGATCAGTTGGTCAGATCCGTGGAAACATTTGTACAAGACGGTGATATAACAAGAAATACAATAAAAGGTTTAATAGATACAACACAAGAATTTGAAAAAGCACTTCGAGGATACAACGAAGAAGCAAGAAAAACTATCAAAGAAAATCTTATAAATAATTTAACAGGTACACCAGAAGAGAGGCAAGCATATATAGACAGTATTGAACAAGTCATTGATAAAAATGAAGATCTTATAAATGTAACAAATGGCTTGTTAAAGCATGCTTTTGGTAGAGATATGCGAGAAGCTGTTAGAAATGGAACAATGGATTATGAAGAATTTGTAGCTGAAATGGAGCGTATCAACAATCTTTCAATTGCATCACCGTTTAGAAATATGAGTGAAGAATCATCACAAATGTTATTCCAAGCATTTAAGATGTCAAATTATAGAGGCTACCTACAAGAACAAGAAAATAATTTAAGAAATCAAAATAGATTGTTAGAAGATGAATTAGGTATAGCAAAAGATCTTACTAAAGCTCTTGAAATTTATGAAAAAAATAGAGATGAAAAAATAAGAAATGACGCAATAGAAGCTCTTGGTATAGATAAGTTAGCTGAAGAGGGAACACATTTTAGATATGTTCAAGAAGAGCAGATAAAAGCCTACATAGAAAATAACAAACAACATGATGAGGCAGCTAAAAAATATCAAGAAGAACGAGAGGCTATCTTAGAGCTTGATACAGTTTATTCAACAATAACTGACAATATTAAAAAGAATACAGATAGTTTTGTAGCAAGTCTTGAGGCTTTGCCTGAAGCAACTGCCATGACAGCAGATGAAATGTTAAAAAACTTTAAAGAAAGATTTGCAATAGCACAAATATTTAAAGATCAAATGAAGCAACTTGAAGATGCAGGTTATGATGATTTAGGGCTTTTAGTTTCATCATTAGGTCCAGAATTTGCACCAAGTCTTGCAAACTTATTAAAAGATCCAGAAGTAATGAATGCTATTGAAGCTGGTTTAGAGGCACAAAGAATAACTGCAAGTGAAAATTTAAAAGAGAATACAGCTAAAGTCATTAATACTTACGGTGATACATATGCAAAATTAGGTAAAGATCTAGCATCTAATATGATGCAGGGTGCTATTGATGGACTAGAAGCTGAAGAAGAAGAGTATTACAAAACAATTGATAAGATAATATCAAATGGTATTACTGTAGCTAATTTAGCTGCTGGTAACAAATCTCCATCATGGAAAACAGCTAGAATATCTAAATTCATGATATTGGGTTTTGTAAAAGGTATTAAAGATAATTACCCACAACTAGAAACAACTTGGAAAGAGACTGTTATTGATTTAGTAACAGTTATAGAGCAAAGTGTTGGTGATGCTATGAATAGGATCAACACTGTATTCGGAACTCAATTTGGTTTATTTGGTGCGCAAAATAATTTAATACAAAATGAACAAAAATACAACGAATTATTAGAAAAAAGAAATGTATTACTAAAAGGTAATACAGCAGAACAAATAATATCTATTAGAGAGGCTCAAGATAAAGTTGATTTTTTAAGAATTGCATATAAAGAAGGTACTATAAGCGCTGAAGAGTTGGCAATAGCAGAACAAGAACTTACTGACGCACAAAATGCAAGACAAAAAGAATTAGATGAAATAAATAGACAAGTTGAGCAGTCTGAATTACAACAAGCTCAAGCATTGCTTAACTTAGCACAACAGGCTTATCAAATATTACAACTAGGTCCTGAAGGTTTAAATCAATTTAAAGAAATAGCCGATGTATTAGGTGTAGATTCTCAATTGATAGATAGAGTTTCTACAAAGACTAGTGAATTAGCAAATACAATTGGTACTAAGTTTGGTGGTGTTGTAGATGATATGGCAAAAAATTATTTTGATACTAATTTGAAAATTGAACAAGAGAAAATAGATATAGAAGTTGATACAACTCAAGCAGATAATGCGTTTAAAAAACTCATAAATGACTATGCAATAGCAAAAGATTTTATTGAGGGAAATTCAGCAAAGCCCAACTTTACAGTACCTGGTTTAGAAATGTATGCAAAAGGTGGCCGTATACCAATGTATGCTAATGGTGGAAAACTTAGAGGTGGATATGGTTTAGTTGGCGAATATGGACCAGAGTTAATTAGAGCTATACCTGGTGGTGGTGTTGACATTACACCTTTAGGAAATACTGGGAACAGTAGTATTACAGTTCAAAATCTTAATGTAAATGTAACTGGTGTTCCATCTGATCCAGGACAAGCTAGAAAGGCTGCAATAGAAATTAAAAAAGCACTACATAAGTTAGATAGAGAAGGTTTAATTGGAACAGGCATAAGAGGTAGATAATGGTTGATAATTTAACAGGAAAAGATTTGGAACCTTGTGATAGTTGTGGTGATTATTATTATAAAATGCCAAGTGCTGAAGTATGTATAAGGTGTAGGTTAAAAAATGGCTAATACAGTAACTATAGGTAGATTAACATTTACTTCTCCGTCAGCTTTATCAGATAGCAGAAGTGGATCATCTCGTGAATTTTCTATACAAGGTAAGTTTGTTGCAGACACAATTGCAGAAGTCAAACATTTAAGAGATGAATTACTAGCTTGTGCTAATGGATATTATGTAGTTCCTTTTAGCTGGACTGGTGATGATACAGTTTCTGGCTATGTACGAGTTGTTAGTGCTTCTGTGAATACTGCAAGAACAGTTGTAGGTGGTTACGATTATGCAGTTTCTATGGAGTGGCTAGGTAATATAGGTGAAATAGAAATGGAAAGTCAATTTTCAGGGGCGTTACTTGAAAATGATCACTCAATTACTTCTACCACTGATCAGTTTTATGCACCACCTGTTGATAGCTATTCTCATAGTCATTCATCTAATCCAACTAACTTTGAAAGAGTGGGTGAAGATGGATCTATTTACGCAAAATTTAGTTCTAGCTTACGATCTTATAATGCTAAATTTTTAGTAGATCCAGATGATTTTTATAAAAATTCTTGTGAAATATTTACAAATGATAGTTCTGATGTATCAAGACTAAGATGTGGTCTTGAAACACCAAATTTTCCGACATCGGCAATATTGCAAAATGGCTTAGTAAAAATGACATTTGATAACAACAATTCACAATCCAGATTTACAGTTTATAGTTATGATGGTGATGGTTATAAATCTGCAAAAGAAATAGCCATATCTAGAGGCGCAAGTGAACAAGAGTGGTTAGGTTGGAGATCTATACAGATACTCAAAAATGAACCAGAAGTTGCCACTATTAGATTAACTAGTTATTACGATACTGATAGTAGAGATCAAAGACTTACTTTTGATGTTACACTTCGTAGGGGTGCTAGGCATTTTTCATTAGTTACTACTCAGTGGTCATCTGGTAAATTTAATATAAAACCAACTGCAACTTTACCTTTTACTGATAACACAAGTTATGCAGTGATGACAAATAATGATGCTGACGGAAATCAACTTGTTATGGGATCTCCACAGAATTTTGATGTTGATACAACTAATGGTGGTATTAGTACTACATCGAATACAGCAACTATGAAATCATTTATTGGTTTTGTATATGATGGGACCTCTGCAACTTCGTATGATACTGCTGATAGTATTAGGGATCAATATCTTGATAATATTTATGAAGTTGTGAGGATAGTTAAGTCATGAGCGTAACAGAAAAATTAATGGCACCAGGTGGTTTTAGTCTTGTACTAAATAAGCAAAACACACCAAATTCAGTAATCAATACTATTGACGCTTGGGGACACATCGTAATTATCCCAGCAGATCTAAATGTTCAGGAATTTGATGACGCAACTTTATTAGATTCAGCTAGATATGTCGGAATTGTAGAATCTTTAGAACTAGGTTTAGAAGATGATGTAAATATTGCAGGTGTAGGTTTAGTTTCATACTTAGGTGATAGTGAAACTAGAGGTATGCCTATTGCTACTACTGGTGGTCCATCAGGTGTTAGATCTTATAAAAATAAAACTCTAGAGCAAGTATTAGACAGTACTGGATCTCCTAAAGGTATTTTAAGAACAGAATCAGGTGGTCAGGGACCTATTAGAAAAGGAACAATAACTGAACCAACAGATAGTTCTACATATACTGGTAAGCATTACACAGAGTCAGCTTTAAAAGCAATCAGGTACATATGTCAAGATCTAAATGTTGAATTTAAAATTGATACTAAGGGTTATTTATCTGCTGGTCCATCAGGTACATTATTTGCTGGAATTGACAGCGATCCAACAGCAATAATAGTTAGAGGTGGTGGTGGACAAGATCCAAATATAAGTGGTATTAATACAACAAGTTTAGTTGCACAATTTGACGCTAGTGAATTTGTCAGTTCTGTTGAATTAATTGCGAGTAAGCATGGTGCTGAGGCAAATATTGGAAACGCTACTGTTTCATCAAATCCTTATAAAGATTTGTTTGGTAGTGACCTTTTAAGAACACAATATGTATCTGATCCACAAACTGAGGGAACTACTAAAACTGAAAGAGCAGGGGCTTATTTATCTGAATTAAATTTAGTCAAAAAAAGTTTAAATGTTTCTCTTGAGGAGTATGACATAAGTGGGGATTTTAAAGTTGGAGACAAAATATTTATTTTTGATCCTGACATAGGTTTTCAAGACACTGAAGTTGATAGAATAAGTGATGGAAGAGACTCTTTATACGAAACTGTTTATCAAGGACAAGTACTTAATCCTACAAAAATTAGAATACTATCAATTACATGGCCAGTATTGAATGGATATGGCGTATTTTATAGAGATAAAAATGGTTCATACACTGAACTTACTGATTATGTTGTTTGGGAATCAGGCGATGTACAATTAGAAATAGGTGATGTAGCACCTTCAATTAGTGAAAGTTTAAATTTAAGTGGACACACTGTAGATCTTGTAGGTAGTCCAGACAAATCTGTTCCAGATACACCATCAGGTTTAACTACTGTAGCTGGATCGTATTCTGACGGTAATGGTATTTCAAAAGCATTTATTAAAATGTCTTGGACAGAACCTACGAATACTGACGGATCATCAATAACTGACGGATCGTATTACAGAGTAAGGTGGCGTGTAGTTCAAGATACTGATGGTAATAATATTATTGATAGTAATGACGATCAAGCAACGGAATACAATTATTCAACTTTAGCTTTCGATAAAAGAGAATTTGTTATTTATGATCTGTCACCAAATACTTATTACTCAGTTGGTGTACAAGCTGTTGATACTTCTGGATTTGATAGCGAATTTACTAGTATAGCCTCATTGCAAACTACTAGAGATGGTGGTGCGCCAAATAAACCAGACGGATTTGCCACAATAGCTTCAAACCCACTTAGAGTACAATTTATTCATAATTTAGGACAAGCTAAAGATAATGATGGTAATGCAGTTAGTCCAATAGTTAATTTTACCTTAGCTAAAGATATTGATCATCTAAACATTTATGCCTCTACTACTCAAGGTTTTGATTTGGAATATAACTCTGTAACTAAAAGAGTCTCACAAACAGGTTATAAAATAGGTGAACTTAAAGCTGGTAGTGCGCATATTCTTAATACAATTGCAGCAATAGGTTATATTGATCTGGATAATGCAGATACTCATTATTTTAGAGTTACAGCAGTTGATACATCAGGCAATGAGTCTGAACCATCAGATGAACAAGAAGGTAATGCAGATTTAGTTGACACACAAAATATTGCTAACTTAGCAGTTACTAATGCAATTCTTGCTAATGCGGCTGTCACGGATCTTAAAGTTGTAGATGTTTCAGCAGGTAAATTAACAGCAGGTACGATATCAGGTCAAACAATTATTCTTGATGCTAGTGGCGACACTGGTGCTGACTCTATAATAAAATCATCTAATTATGTATCAGGATCTACAGGTTGGGCAATTAATTCAGACGGAACAGCAGAATTTAGAAATGCAACTATTAGAGGATCACTAAATGCTAGTGATATTACAGCAGGTACTTTATCTTCAGACAGACTTGATACTGATTTTATAGCAGTTGGTGGTGCAGCAAGTGATGTAAACTCAGGATCTACAACTATTGATGGTGGATCAATTACTGCTAACAGTATCACAGCAAGTCAAATAGCCTCAAGCACTATAACAACTAACCAACTAAATTTTACACCTTACACAGATGGCGAAAACATTGATAGTGGATCAATAGGTGGTATATCAATAGATAGTGATAGCATACATACTTCAGGCTATCCTAGTTCAGGTTTTGAAATTACTTCTAGTGGTAATGCAAACTTTTTAAATGTTCTTGCTAGAGGAACAATAAGTGGAACTGTTGATACAACTTTAAATGCAGGATCTTCAGGATATATACAATCTGGATCTGGTGCAAACAGAGTTCGTTTTGGTGCAGGATCTGGTGCTGCAATAGACTTTATTTATAATTCAGGAACAGTTGGAATAGTAGAGGCTGTAGGTAGTGATACTTTTAGAATTAGAGGCTATACAACTGGTGATAACATTGAAATGTATGCAGGTGGTTTAGGTGGTGCTGGTACATTATCTTTAAATCAAGGAACTCTTAATATCTCTGGTGGAACAAATATTGTTACTACTGTAGGAACAAAACTTACATTATCAGGTAGTTCAGGAAATTCAGGACAAGTTTTAAAAAGTAATGCTAATGGTATGTCTTGGGGAAATGTAGATACAACATCTACTTTTACTAATAGTAATAACGCAGTAACAATAAATAATACAAACTCTACTATCAATATATCCGTAGGTAATGACTCTAATACATTATCAGCAGGACATAACCATCCTTATTTAACAAGTGTTAGTGAAAATAACCATAACCACTCAAACTATTTAACAAGTTTGCCTAATCACACTCACAATTTTAGTGCTGACATAACAGGATTTAGTGGTAATAATCATGATCACAGTGCTTATTTATCAGTAAATCATGTTCTTAACACCACCAACCCACACTCAATATCAGGTAATAATCACAATCACAGTAACTACGCAACTGAAAACTATGTAAATGGACAAATCTTACAACATAGAATTGATTACTATCACTCTGATGAAAGGTTGAAAGAAAATATATCAGAAACTAATTTAGGTCTAGATTTTATAAATAGATTACAACCAAGAGACTTTACTTGGAAATCAGATTATTTGGATTATATATGGTCTGATGATGAAAATCTACAGGCACAGAAACTTAAAGGTTTTCAAAGTAACTTACAACAAGGATTTATTGCACAAGAAGTTCAGGATGCAGTTTATCAAGAAACAGGAAGTAACAATGCTTTTGGTGGGCTAACTTTAGGAGATGTAAGTGATTTTGAAAAGACTACAACTTCTGATGCTGATGATTTTGGAAGAGTAGATTACACACAATTTATTGCACCATTAGTAAAAGCAGTCCAACAATTGTCTGCTAAGATAGAAGTACTTGAGGCTAGAGTGGACGAATTAGAAGGTGTATAATGACTGTTACTTATGACACATTAAATATTCCAGATCCTGAAACCAATGAAGAATTATTGGACAGATTATTAACAGAAATAAAAGAATTAGAAATGAAATATTATAACTATGAAAATCGCGATGATAAAGAGGATGATATTCTTTTATCAATTGAAAATGAAATAACTCTTAAAAAAAGTGAATATTCAGATGCTGGAGGAACTTTCGATTGAAGTTTAATTTGGGGGGAAAAGAATATATAGAATTTAAAACAGATCTAAAAGGTCTAGACGAATTTGCACCTGTTAAACCATCTAAGTTTTTTTTACCACAGTGGTTTAAAGATATGGATGAATATATTACTCAAGACGCTGTACACGAAAAAGGTAAAAAATTTTACTTTGGTAGAAGTAAAGAAACTGCTATTAAAACTGCTGGTGGAACAGTGAAACGATGTCCAGCAATTGTAGATCTTCTTACCGAAGGGTTCATAATACCTATGTGGGCAGATTTTTTAGTTCAAAGAGATATGGAAACATTAGAATGGGACAACAAAGGTATGTTGCAATACGGAATTGAATTTCATGGGAAACAGCAAATAACAGGTTGGAAATTAAAAAAAACTGATTTTCCTGAAGGAGTAAAGTTTATAAATCCGTGGAGAATTTACACACCTAAAGGTTATTCAGTAATGTTTATGCAACCAACTTATCAATTTGAAAACAGATTTACTGTATTACCAGGTATTGTAGAAACAGATTCTTATCATCATATAAACTTTCCAACAATATGGCACACAACAAAAGATGCAGTAATAGATCGAGGAACACCTTTTATTCAAGTAATTCCATTTAAACGAGACGAATTTGATCTAGATGTAGGACAAATGACAGATAAACAAATACAAGATGATTTATTAGAAAAAAATGAATTAAATACAAAATTTAAAAATGCTTATAGGTCAATTACGCAAAGATTTAAAAATGAAAGGTAATATTTAGTTATGCCTTATACATATGAATACTTATCAAATGAAGATCAAATATCCTTTGTTCAAGCAAGAATTAAAAGTGAAGAAGAAAGAATATTTGAAATGGAGCTATCAAATACAGATGGCGAACATGACGATGAAATAGCAGAGGTCACATCAAGAATTACTGATCTAAAAGCTAAACTTTCTGAACTAGAGGGTTAATCAATTACCTTAAATCTATAATTGAATAAGTAATATAAAAGTATCTAAAAGGTATTTATGGCAGAATCTTACGAGTTCAATGTGTTTAATGACAGAATGAAACGCCAATATTTATTAGACCAAATCTTACAAGGTGAAGTCGCTATATTTGGTGTTTTACTTAAACCTATGGCAGAAAATCATCCAGATTATGCTGAATGGAAGCATAGCTTAGAAGAAATGAAAAAAGAAATTGCAAATATGAAAGAAGTTTATGAAAAATTAGGTGGCACTTATGAAATACAGGAGATAAGAAATGTCACTGACAAGTCATAGTAGAGATACTCTTGAAATAAACAATTTATCTACTCAAGATGATTTTTTTGATACTTCATCTGAGGGCGAAGGATATACACTATCAAATGCTACTGTACAAATAGTTTCACTAAATAACAATTTATATTTAGATGGTAAAACTATAGTTTCTGATGGCAATTTATCTATTGCAACTTCTGAAACAGATACTTATATTGTTTTAGGTACAGCAAGTACTAAAGCTCTTAAAATAGATAGTTCCCAAAGAATAGATATTTTATCAGGGAAACTTCGCATAAATGGATCAGATGGTAATCCTGGTCAAGTTTTGACTACAGATGGATTTGGTAATATATCATGGTCGTCAGTAGATAATACACAATATGCTTTTGCTGGTTTTGTCGTTGATGGTTCTGCTACAATCACTGCTAGTTCAACTTCAGAAAATGTTGAATTTGAAGCTGGATCTGGAATTGCTATAAGCACGGATACTTCCTCGGATCCAAAAAAAATAACTATTAGCAATACTAATACTGCTGCGAATGCTTTTACTACATTTAATGTGACAGCAGGATCTGGTTCAGCAAGTGGATCAGATATAGAGGCAGACAGTAGCACTGATACTCTTACTTTTATAGCTGGATCTGGTATAACTCTTACATCAGATGCTAATAATGATCAAATCACAATTGCATCAACTGCCAGTGCTTCAGGAGAACAAGATCTATTCAAATTTATTACAGCCCCAAATCAAAGTACTATTTCTGCGACAAGCACCACTGATACTTTGAGTTTAGATACTTTTACACCAAGTATTACAAGAACTGAACGAGAGGCGAAAATAGAAATCGAAACAGATGTTTCAGCAAGATCTGTTACTTTGAAATCAAAGATACCGATAACTCACAGTCACAGTGGTAAAATGCCAATAGTGTTAAGTGGAGGATCGTCATCAGGTGTTCCTTTAAAAAATCACTTTATTCCTATGAGTGTAAGTGGTGTAACAGTAAATGGTGGTGGATCAGACTTTGGTGTTAGCACTAGAGCTGTAGAAGTGCTAGAAAGAGATGGAAGCACATTATCAAGGTTTATTATGCCACCAACAACAAGTGGTAGATCATTACTGTTAACTTCAACACTAAATGACGGAACTACAGAACAACAAGAAATTAATATGGGTGAATAAATGGCACAAAAATATCCAATAAGACTGAATTATGATGCTGAAAATAATCCAGAGGGTTTTGCTGAATTTCAGAGTGCTGATTACATAGGTTTATCAGATGGTGGTACAGGTGGATCTTATTCCTCTTTAGCAGATCTACGAACAGGTTTAGGTTTAGAAATTGGTTCAGATATACAAGCCTATGACGCAGATCTCAGCGCAATTGCAGCATTAACACATATAGATGGTGGTTTCATTGTTTCAAATGGAACTACATGGGTAGTTGAAAGTGGATCAACAGCTAGAGATAGTTTATCTTTAGGAACTGGTGATGATGTAACATTTGCTACTTTGACAACTACAGGATCGGTAACAATACAAGGGAATCTTGATGTTCAGGGTGAGTTCTTAAATACTACAGCAGAAATTGTCGTAGTAGATGACGCTTTTGTAAAACTAAATAATGGCAATGGTGAAGTTGACTCAGGTATTATTGTTGAAACTTCAGATACTGATGACGCAAGATTATTTTATGATGTTTCAAATAATCGTTGGGTACTTGGCGAAAATGGATCATACGATGAAATCCTAACACAAGACTCTACAGATACATTAACAAATAAATCTATTGACGGATCTACTAACACTCTTACTAATATTCCAAACTCTGCATTTAGTAATAGTTCTATAACAGTAACTGATGGGACAAACTCTACAGATATTGCTTTAGGTGGAACGATCACTTTCAGCGATGGTACAGGAATTACAGTTTCTGAAAGTTCAGGAACAATTACTGCAAGTGTAGATTTCACAGAATTTGATACAGACAATGTTACTGAAGGTTCTACAAATCTTTATTACACAGACGCAAGAGTTTCAACTTATCTAACAGGTGGAACAGGTATAACAGAATCCTCTGGAACAATAAGTATTGACTTTACAGAATTTGATACTGACAATGTTGTAGAAGGTAGTTCTAATCTTTACTATACAAATGCAAGAGCAGATGCTCGTATTGGTTTAGCTAGTATTGGAGATCTAGCAGATGTAACGCTGACATCTACTGCCACAGGTGACATACTTAGATACAATGGATCAGCTTTTATAAACGAACCACTTAACTTAGGTACTGACACTGAAGGTGATTATGTTGCAAGTCTTGTAGCTGGAACAGGTATAACCCTAACAAATAATAGTGGTGAAACATCAACTCCTACTGTTTCAGTAGATATGACTGCTTTTGATACTGATGATTTAACAGAAGGATCGACAAATCTTTACTATACAGACACAAGAGTAGGAAGTTATTTAACAACTAATAGTTATGCAACTGAGTCATATGTTGATAGTGCTGTAGCAACTGAAAACGAAATAAGCGAAATGAATGATGTCACATTGACATCTTTAGCTAGTGGTGAATTTTTACAATACAATGGTACAGCTTGGGTAAATGTAGTACCTGACACAGATGATATTACTGAGGGTACAAATCTTTTTTATACAAATGCAAGAGTTGATACAGAGATAGATAGTTATGTTACTGGTGGAACTGGTGTAACAGTTTCTTCTGGTCAGATAAGTATAGGTCAAGCTGTAGAAACAACTTCTAATGTACAGTTTGCAGACACTCAAATAGATGGTGACTTAACAACTGGTGGTCAAGTAGTCCACGGAACTAATACTATATCTATAAATCAAGACGCAGATGGTACTGATAATACTTTAAATGTAGAAATAGAATTTTTAAGAGGTAACTTACAACACAAACATTTCTTTTGGGATGAAACCAACGATAGATTTAGCATTAACAGTGATGATCTAGCAGTCGGAACTGTAATAGGTAACCTAACAGGTAATGTTACAGGTGATCTAACTGGAGATGTTACTGGTACAGTTTCTGACATATCAAATCATGATACTGATGATCTCAGTGAAGGACTTACAAATCTTTATTATACAGATGCTAGAGCTAGATCTTCAATTAGTTATACAGATGCAGGTGGTGACGGATCACTTAGTTACGACAGCAGTACTGGAACAATTACATACACTGGTCCTAGTGCAACTGAAGTAAGAGCGCATTTCAGTGCAGGTACAGGTGTATCTATTTCATCAGGCGAAATTTCAATTGGACAGTCTGTTGGGACTTCTGATGATGTAACATTTAATGATTTAATTCTTTCTGGAAATCTAACTGTCAGTGGTACTACTACAACCATTAACACTGAAACCTTAACTCTTGCTGACAATGTAATTATATTAAATTCAAATGCAACAGGATCTGCAAGTGAAAACGCAGGTATAGAAGTTGAAAGAGGCGATGACACTAATAAGACTTTGATCTGGAATGAGGGTACTGATAAATGGTCAGTAGGCTCAGAGACATTTGTAGCAGGGACATTCGAGGGTGCCTTGACTGGAAATGTCACAGGTACTGTCTCAGATATTTCTAATCACGACACAGATGATCTTACTGAAGGATCAACTAATTTATACTACACCGACACAAGAGTCGGAACTTACCTGACAACAAACAGCTATGCAACACAAACTTATGTTGATAATGCTGTAGCCAGTGAAAATGAATTAAGTGAGATGAATGATGTTACTTTAACATCTAGTACCACAGGAGATTTCTTACAATATAACGGATCTGCTTGGGTTAACATTGCGCCTGATACAGACGATATAGCTGAAGGAACAAATCTTTATTACACTACTGCAAGATTTGATACTGCTTTTTCAGGAAAGACTACAGATAATTTAACTGAGGGTTCGACCAATCTTTACTATACAGATGAAAGAGCGCAGGACGCATTAGGTACAGCTTTAACTATGGGAACACAAACTCTCATAACTGTTACCTATCAAGACAGTACTAATGATTTTGACTTTGTAGTTGATAACGATTTAGCTAATTACGACAACACAACATCAGCATTTACAACTCTTGCTGACTTTAGTGGTGGTACAAATATTAGCTTTAGCTCAGGAACAATAGCATTTGATAATTCAACTGATCTAGATATGGGTGGTAGAAAAGTCTTATTTGCTAACATCTATTCAGCAGAGGGTGATTTACCAAGTGCCTCAACTTATCATGGTATGTTTGCTCATGTTCATGGAACTGGTAGAGCTTACTACGCACATGCAGGAAATTGGGTTGAGTTAATTGGTGAAAATGAAATTGGATCTGGTTTAACATATTCATCTGGATCTTTAAGTGCAGACTTTACACCAACAAGCACAGATACTTTAACTAACAAAACAATAAACTTCGAGGACAATACACCAATTATAGAATTTGCAGTTACAGTATCTAATGCAAGTGGATCAAATAAGTTTTATCTTGATGGTGAATTAGCAGCAAGTATTCAATTAATACCTGGTGTTACATATAGATTTGATTTGTCTGATGGTTCAACATCTGGACATCCTTTTGCATTATCAACAACTCAAGACGGAACACATAATTCAGGATCTTCTTACACAACAGGTGTTACAACCAATGGATCACAAGGATCTGTTGGTGCTTATTTACAAATCGTTGTTGACGCTGCCACAGCAGATACTTTGTATTATTACTGTACAGCTCACTCTGGTATGGCTAATGATGCAGTAATATCTGTTCAAGGAACATCATTATCTGCTAGTGATACTGATGATTTAGCTGAAGGTAGTTCTAACCTTTATTACACAGATACAAGGGCTAGAAGTGCAATTTCAGTTACTGATGCTGGTGGAGATGGATCGCTAAGTTACGACAACACGACAGGAGTGTTTACTTACACAGGTCCATCAGCATCCGAAGTTAGATCACATTTTTCTGCTGGTACAGGAGTTACTTTAAGTTCTGGTGAAATAAGTATCGGTCAGGCAGTAGGTACAAGTTCTGATGTAACATTTAATGATGTCACTGTTTCAGGAGATCTTACAGTCTCAGGAACCACAACAACTGTAAATACTGAAACAATAGAATTAGCAGACAACATAATTGTATTTAACTCTAACGCTACAGGTTCAGCAACAGAAAATGCAGGAATTGAAATTGAGCGTGGAGATGACGCTAATAAAACTTTAATTTGGGACGAAACATCTGATAAATGGACTGTTGGATCCGAGACATTTGTAGCCTCTACCTTTGAAGGTAATTTAACAGGAACTGTTAGTGATATAAGTAATCATGATACTGACGACTTAACAGAGGGTTCTACTAATTTATACTATACAACAGCTAGAGCAAATACTGATTTTGATACTAAACTTGCAGCAGCAGATACAGATGATCTATCAGAGGGCGCTTCAAATCTTTACTACACAACAGCAAGATTTGATACAGCATTTAGTGGTAAAGGCGCTGCTGACTTATCTTACGATAACTCTGATGCTGATACCTTAACTGCAACAAATGTTAAAGGTGCATTAGATGAATTAGACTTAGCTAAAGTTGATAAATCTACTTTAGCATCTACATTAACTTTTTTTCCTACTGATACAGCAGATGGAAGTATTAGTGGTTACTACAGAATGGTTACTTCTATATCTGATACTGATTATGATACAACTGCTGTAAATGTATCAACAGGTAATATCACTGCTAATGACCAAGAAGTAGGTGCAGTAATAGCAGATGCAGACTTATTTACTGGCAATCCAGGTTATATCAATGTTCATGTTGTAGGTAGTATAAGAAACACATCTGGTGGTAGTGCAGGATTTTACTTTAAAGTTTTCCATAGAGACTCTAGTGGTACTGAGACACTTATGGGTACTTCTAGTTCTACATCTAATGTTACAAACACTACATATCAAGAGTTCTATGCAGATGCTTTACTTAATAACCCACAAGAATTTACTTCTACAGATAGAGTTGTATTCAAATGGTTTGCAACCAACCTATCTGGTTCTGCAACTTATGATTTCCGATATGGTGGAACAGGTCCTGTAAGAGGTAACTTCCCAGTACAGACTTCATTAATTATACACGACCAAGAAGCAGTAGATGTCCAAACCGATACATCAGCCTTTGCTGGAATATTAAGTACTTCTGAGACAACAGTTCAAGCAGCACTTGATGTTATAGATGATATCGATACAGACAATGTACCAGAAGGTAGCACTAACCTTTATTACACAACAAGCAGATTTGATACAGCATTTACAGGGAAATCAACTACAGATCTATCGGAAGGAACTAATCTTTATTACACACAAGCTAGATTTGATACTGCATTTGGTGGAAAAGATACAGATGATCTGTCTGAAGGTTCTACTAACTTATACTTCACTAATGCTAGAGCAGACGCAAGAATTACTGCTGCCAATGTAAATGACTTAAATGATATATTATTTGCTGATCCTACATCATCAGATGACGCAAAAGTCATTAGTTATAGTGATACATCAGGTGGTTTTGTATTGTCATCTCTTGCAGGATTGTCTGGATCTGGTGAAGTAAACACAGCTTCTAATTCAAATGTTGCAGGTATCGGTGTATTTAAACAAAAAACTGGTGAAGATCTTGAATTTAGAGGTATCAATGCTGGATCAACGAAAATTACAGTTACAAATGATACTTCTAACGATGAAATAGATATAGATCTAGGTACTGTATCAATTGATCACTTATCAGATGTAGATACTACTACTTCTGCACCTACAAGTGGTCAAGCACTTAAATGGTCAGGATCACAATGGGAACCTGGTGACGCAAGTTCTCAAGTATCACAATTAACAGATGTAACATTAACTTCTTTAGCAACTGATGATCTCCTTGTTTATAACGGAACTAACTGGGTTAACACAACACTTGATACTGATGATGTTGCTGAAGGATCGACAAACCTTTATTATACAGACGCAAGAGCGCAAGCCTCTATAACAGGTGGAACTGGAATATCTAATACTTCAGGAACAATAGCTATTGACTTTACTGAATTTGATACTGATAGTATTACAGAGGGATCAACCAATCTTTTTTATACAAATGCAAGAGTTCAATCATACTTATCAGGTGGTACAGGTGTAACACTTAGTGGATCTGGTGAGTTCAGTATTGGACAGGCTGTTGGTACTACTGACAATGTAACTTTTAATGATATGACTGTAAGTGGAAACTTAACTGTTTCTGGTACTACAACTACTGTCAACACAGAAACAATTAACCTAGCAGATAATACAATAACTCTTAATTCCAATGCTACTGGTTCAGCCAGTGAAGATGGTGGTATTGAAATTGAGAGAGGTGACGATACTAATAAGACACTTATTTGGAACGAAACTACTGATAAGTGGACAGTCGGATCTGAAACTTTCGTTGCAGGAACTTTTGAGGGTGAGGCAACAAATATACAAGCAACTGCAATTACAGATCTAACAGAGGATACTTCCCCTGCTGAAGGTGATTATTTAGTTACTTATGATGTAAGTGCTAGTTCTTTAAAGAAAGTTCAAAAATCAAACATTGCAGCAGCAGTCAGCTTTAGCGTAAATGATGAATTACCACTTACACTTGCTGACAGTACCTCGGATCCTATACAATTTACAAATGTTGGAACATCAGCTACTGATCTTGATCTTGTTTTAGCAGACGGTACTTCTGATCCTATCCAGATTGTAGGGACTTCAAACTCTGCAACAGTATTCAGAGATGGCGATACAGATACTTACATTAAAGTAGAAGATACTACTGATGATGACACAATTAAGATGGCTACTGCTGGAACTGAAAGACTTATTATTGAAAGCACAGGTGAAGTCAAAGCAAATGGTAAAGACTTAGCTGGTTATTCAAATGGTGTAGAATTTAGCGTTCAACAATTTAGATTAACTGCAAATCAAACTACTACTGGTGCTGGTACAGACATAACCTCAGGTTGGGAAGTTCCAGATAGCACATTACAAGCAAACTTTGGTAATAATGTATCAGAATCTTCTGGTATATTTACATTTAGTAAAACAGGTTTTTATAAAGTAGAAGCAGTAGTTAAAGGTCAAAATGGTACTGCTGGATCTGCACATCATATATTATACATTATAACTTCAGATGATAATTTCAGCACTCAAGCACCTGTAGCAAGAGCTATAACTCAAGAAGGTGGTAATGGAGACACTGCATATACAGCAGCAGTACTAGATATAACAGATTTAACAAATCATAAGGTCAAATTTCAATATTTCAATAACAGTGGCGAAATAGAAGGAGACACCAACCAAAATAGAACTTTTGTAACATTTACAAGACTAGGAGATACATAATGGAAGTATTTATATCATTTCTAGCAGGTTTATCAATAGGTTGGGCTAGCGTATGGTTTATTTTTTGTTTGAAAGAGCTAAAAGCCATAGATCATAAAAGTTTAGAATATAATAATGGTGGTGGGAAAACGCTTAGAGAAATCGTAAACTCTAAGTTTGATCCAGAAAATTATTTAGGAAAAGGTAAATAAATATGGCTGATAGACAACAACTTTTAAGAGTAAAAATGACAGGATCTGACTCTACAGGTCTAGCAGAATTTCAAGACGGACATGTAGATGGTGGTCCATTAATACCTGCTTATACAGAGGCAGAAAGAGATCTTATTACATCAGCAACTGAAGGTATGCTTATATACAATACTGATGATGATCGTTTAGAGCTAAGAACTTCAAGCTCATGGATACAATTAGATATTGGTGATGTTACAGGTGTTACCACAAGCACTACATCTGGTATTTCAGGTGGTGCAACTTCAGGTGCTGTAGACATTTCAATTGACGCAACAAGACTTACTGATGGTACAAGCATTGATATAGATGAAGATAACGATTTAGTTATGATCTATGACAATTCAGCTAGTGCAATGGTAAAAGTTAATCCAGTACAACTCTTCACTAATGAGGCGTTGGTATGGATGGGATTATAGGAGAATAAATGGCTATATATAACGCAGCAGAACTTGCAGAGGTAACTGCATTAGGAACATCTGAAACAGAAGTTTTCAGCAATTCTAATAAGTGCATTATCAAGCAAATTATGTTGGCTAACTATACAGCAACTGACAGAACAGTGGAGATCAAAGTTATTCCATCAGGAGATACTACTGGTGATCAACATATCATTTTTGGTGATGTTACTGTTCAAGCAAATACAACTACAGTTATTGACTTAGCTATGGTTATACCTGCTAGTGCTTCAGTAGCTGCATTATGTTCAGCAGCAAGCTCTGTGAATATACATGTATCTGGTGTAGAGGTTAGCTAATGCCTTACATAGAAATACCTGAACCAGTCTTTCTGGACAGGTTAGGTGGCGATGAAGTTTACGGTTACGGCCAAGACGGAGATGTAACTATAACAGCCGACACCACACTGTCTAGAGATATGTATTACAACGATCTTACAATTAATTCATCTTGTACATTAGATACAAATGGTTATCGTGTATTTGTTCGTGGTACTTTAACTTTTACAGACTCAACTTCAAGAATTGGTAGATTTACAAACAAAACAAATACAGGAACTCTTAAAGGTGGTTTTGCTAAAGGTACAGCAGCAACAGATACTTTAGGTGGTGCCTCAGGTGAACAATCAGGATCTCACCCCTCAGGTAATGAGTTTTTTGCTGGTGAAAATGAAATGTTCAACTTATCAGTAGCTATACAAGGTAGAAAATTTGATGTAGATAGTGGTGGGTATAAATTTATTAGTGGTGGATCTGGCGCAGGCGATGGATCTATTACAGCAAACGCACAATCAGGTGCTGATGGTGGCGACTCTAACTGGGGTGATTACCAAACAGTTGGTGCAGCAGGTGGTAAAGGTGGTTCAGGAAATGCTGCCTCAGCAGGCACAGGCGCAGTAGGTGGTGGAGTTGTAGTAGTGTGTGCAAAAACTATTTCAGGAGATGGAACAGTAAGAGCTGACGGCGATGACTCTACATCAGCTACACAAGGAACTGATGGATCTCCAGCACCAGACGCAAGTACACCAGGTAATAATTATTCATATCCTGGTAATAACTACTCTTATTCAGGAAACAATTATTCTTATGGATATAGCTACGGATATAGCTATCCTGGTAGCAACTACTCTTACTCAGGAAATAATTATTCTTATACAAGCAACTACTCTTATTCAGGATCTAATCCTCATACACATTATCACTGGCATCCAGTTGTTGTAAATAACTACTCAACAGGTACTTATCACTATCATTACAATCACTGGCATCCATATACTAACTATGGTTCAAATACAAACTATGGTTCTAACCCAACTAACTACGGATCTAATCCAACAAACTACGGTGCTAACTATGGTTCTAACTATGGTTCTAATCCAACTAACTACGGAACAAATCCAACTAACAATGACACAAATCCAACTGTCTACCATCCAGGTGGTGCAGGTGGATCTGGTGGGACAGCTACAGATGGCTACAATGCTGGAGGTGGAACTGTTATACTTGTTTCAGGAACTAAGCCATTACCATCAGGTTTGACTTTAGCAGCAGCAGCAGGAACAGGTGGAACAGGTACAGCAAGTGCAGGAACAGTGGTAACAGTTTATAACATAGGTGCAGATAATACAGATCCAGGGGCTTAATATGAGTGAACAATTTATAGGTAAAATACCGACAGACTACGAATCATTTGATGTTATACCAGACAGCATATATGGATCTGGTATGGACGGAAATATTACCATATCATCAAATACATCTTTAACAAGAGATATGTACTACAACAATTTAACAATAGATCCTGGTATTACTTTAGATACAGCAGGTTATAGAGTTTTTGTAAGAAATGTATTAGCTATGGCTACTACATCAGCAAATCAAGCAGATACTATTATCGGTCGTATTGGTGGCGTATCTACATCAGGAACATTAAGAGGTGGCGCTATTGAAAGCGTTACAGATTCTCTTGGTGGTAATGGTAATGGTTACACAGCTACTGTACCAACAGAGGGTGCTGAATACTTTAATCATCCTGACATTGCTATATCAGGTGTCATTGTTCATGCAGGATCAACTACCCCTTCAGCTTTACAAGGTGGCGCAGGTGACAGCGTTAATCATGGTGGTGGTGTGGTAGTAGTTTGTGCTAGAAGGTTACAAGGATATGGAACTATAGAGGCTAGTGGTGAATCTACTACAGGTGGTGGAGTTATTTTTATTGTTTCTCAAGACTTACCACTAACAGGTATAGCTACAGATGTAACAGGATACGCAGACGGTACTGTAAAGACATTTAAGGTTTAACATGGCTACTGTAAGAATCTACTACAGTAGAGAAGATCAAGATTACGATAACTGGAACTTATTTTATTTTCCTGGTACTTTCAAAGATGACACACACGAGAACTTGTTACCTGATGACACTATAGATTTTATATTTCCTTATGGACCAAGAAAAAAACTAGATTTTACCTCTGAAGGTAACTTTGGCTATGTTGATGTAGAACTAAACACAGCTAAACAATTCTCTTTTTATATAAGACGAAAAGACTTTATATTTGATTACAACGATGAGTATTGTGAACCTCTTAAAATGGAAAACAGCCCATTATGTGAATACTGTTATGAAGTTGGTTATGTGTGGGACATAAATACAAATGTTGCACCATATACAGAGTTTTATGTAAAAAATGATAGTCCTTATGTATTTACTGATAGTAATTGGAATATGTTGTGTCCTATGGATATAACTATGACAGGTGCAACAGTATTTGATAAAGACGAGGATCCATTAGCAGTTGATGACGGTGATGACGGAACTGATCAAGGATCATTTGAAAAATTTAAAATATTTTATAGTAAAGGCGAAGCATTGCTATTGGATATTCCAGCAGAGGCTGAATTTCCTATGGCAGGTGAGTTCGCTGAAAGAGATATTCGAGAGTATCTCGTGCTATACTTACTAGGTAAATCTTACACTATAGGAGAAGATATGGATATAAACATAAGTGCTGAGGCATTAGCTTCTGAAAAGGCTGACGCTTTACAAATGTGCGAAAAGGCAATTGCAAACTGTCTTTTTAAATTAGGTGAAGATATCGATGCTTTTGATGAAGTTGCATTTTTAGCTGATGTAGATGGTTACAAAGAGGGATTTTCTCTTTCTTTTGGACCAACAATCGACTATCTAGAAGAACAGCTCAATATTCAAGCAACACTCACAGCTTAATAATATTAAGGGAGGTGCAGTGAGATATATATTCTACATACCTAAAGGTGAATCTGTTTCAGATTACAAAGATCAATGGGAACATAAAACCAATGAGGTTCATTGTGGTATGTCTAAAAGTTTAGAAGGATTAGTTACAGATCCTGATAAAGCACAATTTGTAGAAATACCTGAATATCAATTTGCAAGAGTTCAAAAAAATGTAGCTAGTAAAGATTACATTTCATACAATTATGTAGATGACTTCGTTGATCAAAATGATCTTCCACAATACATTATGGAAGTTTGGAAAAAGAACTTAGATAATCCTAGTGATCCTGAAATAAAAATAGATCAACACTTTATGCAATATGAAAAAATATACCGTTGGTTTTACACAGATCACATCAAGCTAAATGCAGGTTGGTATAATTTAGTTTTTAAAAAAGATGACGAGGAAGTAGAAGTTAAAGAAATTACGGCTTATGACGCTTATGAAGAAGAGTAATCTTTGGATAGATGGCAATCCTAAAGAAGTTGTTAAAGGTGTTTATGCTTGGGAAAATTGTTTAACAGTTCCTGAGGGTATTATCGAATCAATGAATCAAGATGTAGATAATTGGTCTAAAGCTGTTACTACTGATGATGTAAAGAAAAATGATAGCAAGAAAACTGTTTACAATGATAATGGACCTATACGATTTAATCCTGAATTAGAATTTACAAAACCTGAACATTATACATTTTTAAGGCAAGTACAAACTAATGCTTTAAATAAAATATCTCAGTATTTTGAATTATTTCCAGATCTAGAACGAGAAGTCAATTGGATGGAAAATTGGCAATACATTACATATAGACCACCAAAACACATGACATTTCATAGTGATAATCACTCAGTAAGAAATCCTAAAAATAATAAGTTTTATATGGCACCTTATTTAAGAAGATGTACTGTACTTACATACCTTAATGATGATTTTGATGGTGGTGCTTTAGTATTTAAGTATTTTCCTGAAGCAATGCCATATAAACCACCAGCAGGATCAGTTGTTATAATGCCAAGTAATTATATGTATTCACATGCAACTACACCATTATTAAATGGTAGAAAGGCAGCATTTTTAGTTCCCTGTAGCAGTAATTATGATATGGATAGTTATAATAGTGGTATGCCATTGGCAGAAGTAAAAGCAAGGGAGTTAAGATGAAAAGAGTTATGGGTTGCGTAGAAATATATGAGGACGCAATTACAGAAGATCAAGCCAAGCAAATAATTGCAGTTACTGAGGAAATAGATAAAGATACTGATATTGAAATAGGATATGAAGATGCCTCAGTAGGTAAAGGTCACAAAGGTGGCGATATTAGATCAAATAAATTATTTAACATTTCTCAATTAGCTTTTACTCCACAAGAAACAAGACTTTATCGTGAAGCTGTAAAATCTGGTAAGGATCAATACTTTTCCGACATCAGAAACATTAACGATCTAATTCATGGTATTTTAATGAAGTATGTTAATGAATATACAGAAAAGTACGAATTTCCTATTCAACATGATGAGGGATATACCTTATTAAGATATCAAGGTGGGCAAGAGTATAAGCCACATAGTGATTATGCACCACATATACCTCGCTATTTATCAGCTTTAATTTTATTAAACCCAAGTGAATACGAAGGTGGTGGAACATACTTCGTACATTTTGACGAAAATGTGAAACCAGAAAAACCTGCTCTAGTATTATTTCCTAGCAATTACGCATACACTCACAGAGCTATGCCTGTTGTGAATGGTACAAAGTATGCAATCGTAACATGGCTAGGTCATAGACTTGATCTTGATGGTATGCCTCATAACTACAGACCAGAGGGTGTCTAATGGACGCAGTTGTTATACCAGATTTATTTAAAGGTAATCAATTAGAGGAAATGAGATATTGGTTAGATAGTGAAACGCCTTATAACAACGATGACACATGGTTTAAGAAAAATACAGGACACATGGTCAAAATGTGTCCAGAGTTAAATACACTACACACTTATACAATAGACAAAGCAAGAGAAGTGTTTGATGTTCATGACTTGCTACCTACATTTGCGACACTTAACTGGTATGAGTTTGATCAACAACATCCTGTTCATAAAGACACTGATCCAGTTGAATACACTATTATGTACAATTATTTTTCTGAGAATACTTGGAAAATAGATATTGGTGGACATATTATTGAATTAGGAAACGAAGAATCAGTAGCATATCACGGATCTAAACAAAATCATAGTAGATTAAATAACCCAGGTGGTATAACTCTTGCACTATACTTGAACTATGCAACCCCTAGTAGTTACCATTTTATATTAGGTGAATACAGTACAGGTAATGCACAATTTCCATCAGGTAGGCATTTTAGTGAAATTGAGAAAGATTGGTTATGAACAAGACATTACTAAACAACACAACAGTTGATATAGATGAAAATGATAAATCTGAATATAAATTATTAAATGAAACTAGCACATTGGCACCAAGTTTAGAATTTTGGCTAGATCAAAACTTTGGCAGCATTAACAAAGCTCTCATAGTAGGTGCAGGTGTTGGTGTGGCCAGTAAAATACTAGAAGATGCAGATGTTGATCTAACAAATATAGAACCACAAAGTGATCGTTTTGCTAAATTAGAAACTAATTGTCCTAACTCTACAAATATTAATAAAGCATGCGATAGCACATCTGGATCTGGAACTATGTACTATTTTGATGATAACAAATCAGGTGCAAAGTTAGATCTGTTATTTGGTGATAACAGTGAGGCAGTAGATGTAATAACTGTAGATAGTTTGTCTTTGACTGATCTTGATCTTATTGTCATAGATGTCAATGGTAAAGAAATGGATGTTCTAAGTGGCTGTACAGATACTTTAACTAATAATCCTGACTGTAAAGTTATTATGTATTGGAATAATGATCTAAAAGCAAGTCCAAATACTGATTTTACTGCATTAAGAAATTGGGGTTTTACATCAATAAATATTATTCACTGGAATAGTTCTGATAATACTATTACATTGAAGTCACAATTTACAGGAGATAATCCTGAAGATGGTTTAAAAGTAGTTCAACAAGCACATTTATTATTGGAGTAATATGGCAAAACGATGGTGGGAAACAAAAAAATATTCAAGATTTCTAGAGGAAAAAGAACACAAAGTTGGTGATGATAAGATTTTATTTCTTACAGCAGATCCTGAATATGTAGATCTCGCACCACCTAAACCTGCAACTGAATTTATGCCAGCTTGGTATAAGCATTTGCAAAGAGAGTGGACAGAGATGAGGGCTGATGATGAAAGTTGGAATAGTGTACCATACAAAGATAACTCACTAAAAAAATGTCCAACGGTTAAAGATATTATGTTTAGTGGCTACATTATACCTTTGTGGTTAGATCTAAAGATAAGTCACTCAAAAGATACAGGGTTTAATTGGTATAACAAACACGCATATAACGATACGGTAACATATCATAATCCTGCTTCAATAGGAAATATGCCTATACCACCTGAAAGTTATCACACAGCTTTAAAATTTAGTAATCCGTGGGATATTATTACACCACCAGGTTGGTCAGTGTTGATTATGTCACCGTGGTATCACAGACATTGGGAAATAGAAATAATGCCTAGTATTGTCGAAACAGACTCATATCATCAAATGAACATACCTTTTTTATATCATGGCACAGGAGAAAGAACTTTTAGACAAGGCATGCCTTTAATTCAGGTTATCCCCTATCGTAGAGATGGTTGGGATCTTGAAGTTGGTGTGACAAGAGAAATGGATGAGCTTGATAAAAAGTATTATGCAAAGAGTAGATCAGCAGAGAGAACAAGACAAAATGGTTTTTATCGTTGGCTTACCCAACAGAATAAGAAAAGATGGAAGGATCAAGGAATATTATGAAATGTCCAGTACCAAAGAATTTTAGATTAACTGATATATGGTCGCAACCTATGAAAGATAATCTAAGAAATGCGCCAAGAGTTGCCTATACAATTCCTACTCGTAATTTAGCTTGGGGACAATTGGAAAACAATGAAAGTAGTTCGTTGCCACCTATTAATTATGAATTACCTAAAAAGTTTGTAAAAGCACCTAATGGTTGTGTATCTACACAGTTTATGCGTAGTAGATTATATGAAGTAAATTTTCCATATAGCTATGTAAAGGTTAAATTACAAAAAAATAAATTTGCTGATGAAGTTGATCGCTTTGGTGGTTACAATGTGTCAGCTAATTACTATGGCAATGTTAAACATCATGGTCCTTTTACAGAATTAATTATGGAAGAAAAAGAGGGTTGGGCTAGACCTGGTATTCCTACAATGCAAATTTCTATGCCTGTTATGTTATTTACTGATGATCCTGATGTTTGGATGGATGTATTACCCTCTGATCGTAATGTTGGTAAAAACTTACCAATTACAACAATACCTGGTTTTATGCCAATACACGCATGGTCTCGTGGTTTATCATGGGCATTTGAGTGGGTTGATTTAGAACAAGAGGAATTACTATTAAATCACGATACAGTAATGTTTAATCTTTTATTTTCTAAACCAGTCAAGTTAGAGTATGTGCCGTGGAACGAAACTTTTAGTAAGCAATGGAACTTAATTAGTCAATCATCTGTAAATAGACGAAACACTAATGAATTGTATACAGAGGCTTTAGCTAGACGACCAAAGAAACTAATGCCTAGAAAACAGAGAATATGGAAAGACAAGAGAAAGTAATAGAAAATATATTTGAAGATCAAGTATTTGATCGTATTGTAAATATATGTAAAAGAAGTTATAAAAGATTTCCCTATTCTGAAGATTTTGGTAGATACTTTGTAAATAATCACGAATGGAAAGCAATAGAGCCTTTTTATGCCAGATCCGTGGAATTAGCGAGGAATATATTTGAATCAGATACTTTGCTGCCTAGCTATGCCTTATTTGCACATTATGAGGGCGAGAAAGCAAGTTTAGAAAAGCATATAGATAATAATGCTTGTACATACACTTTAGATATTTGTCTATATCAAGAAACAGCGTGGGATTTATTTATAGAGGGCAGAGCTTACACATTACAACCTAATCAAGCTCTTGCATTTTATGGTGAGGAACAAGAACATTGGCGTGAAGATTTCCCAGATCCTGAAAATAACAAAGTAGGTATGTTGTTTCTTCACTATGTTGAACCAGATCATTGGTTTTATAAGGATAAAAATGTTTAAGAAAAAAGAAAATAATATAACTTTTGCAACTATGGTTCCGTCCTTATTGGAGGTAGCACCACCTGTTCCAGCAGGTCAAATGATCCCTGAGTGGTTTAAAAAGTTACCACTTGATCTACCTCGTATGAACGATAAGCCATTTCCTAAGTTAGGACCAATACTTAAAGATCTAAACTCGCATACTGTTAAGAAATGTCCTGCTGTTGTAGATTATTTTACTGAGGGATACATTATTCCTTTATGGACAGATATATTAGTTCAAAGACATGGTGATCAATTTCACTTTGAAACTAACCATCCTGATGATACTTTTGCAACTGTTATAGAGTTTCATAACAATGAACAACTTAGTACATATCCTTTTGAAAGAAATGATTTTAGAAATGCTGTTAAGTTTACAAGTCCTTGGTTCTTTTGGACACCACCAGGTTGGTCAACATTGTTCTTGCAACCACAAATGCACCCTAATAGAGATTTTACTTTGATACCTGGTATTGTTGAGACAGATTCATTTCATCAAGTAAACTTTCCTAGCATTTGGCATAGTGAGGGTGATAGGTTGTTAAAAAGAGGTAGTCCATTTTTACATGTCATACCATTTAAAAGAGAGAAAACAAATATGGTTGCTAAAGAGTTTGATGATTTTGAAAATGACGCAATGCGTGATGAAAGTTTTAAACTTCGATCAAAGATGACAGGTGGCTACAGAGAAATTACTAGAAGGTACAAATGAAGATCCAATTTGCACCACGCAGAGAGGACTATGTACCTATAGGTAAAACATTACCTCAACCTGCAAAGAATTTTATACCTGATTGGTTTAAAGATATGCCAGTTCATAAAGCAATAGATGATCCTAAAACAGCTTTATTACATCAATTAGATATGTCAACAATAAAGAAGTGTCCTAGTTTCAGAGATATATGGAAATATGGAATTGTTATTCCTGCACCATGCGATATATATATAAATGCAACACACGATGAATGGATGTGGCGAACACCTACAAATATAATAGAACTTGAATATCATGCAGATTATCAATTTAAAGATCATTATCCTAACAAAAATATAAAAGGTGTTTTTAAAATTAAGCACCCATTAGCTGTAATTACACCAAAAGGTTATAGCGTAATGCAAATACCACTTTTATATCACAATAATCCTGACTGGTACTTTCCGTGGGGATTATTAGATAGTGATGAATACCATGATTTGAATCCACAATTAATTGTTACATCTAAAGATAGAGAAATACTGATTAAGCAAGGCGAACCATTGTTCTACTTGTACCCATTTAAAAGAGAAAACTGGCAAATTGAAATGCTAGAATACAAAGATATTCAACAAAAATTAAAGGAAACTCGTTGGAAGTTAGGAACTATGTTTCAAGGCAGATATATTAAAAATATAAGGAAGAATATATGAAAGTTTATATAGATCAAGATCTTTGTACAGGTGACGGACTTTGTGCTGAAATAGCACCTGATGTTTTTATTATGCAAAATGATGGTTTAGCTTATGTACAAGAAACAGTAGGTAATTTTGGCGAATTAAAGATATTTAGTGCAATACATAATAATTCACAGGGTGCTGAAGGTTTAGCAAGAATACCTACAGGTCAAGAAGATATAGTGCGTGAGGCAGCTGAAGAATGCCCAGGTGAGTGTATTTATATAGTAGAATAGATTATGGTAAATTTATACGATCTAGAATGGCAACTTATTAAAAAAAGTAACATTACTAATCGTTCACCAAAGTCAAATATTGATATAAAACAGCATATTGATGATCTAGATCAGTGTGACTGTGGCTGTAAAAAATAGTTCATAAAGTCGAAATCTCAAATATTATTGTATATAATTATGTAGTAATTAATTAATTATTAAGAAAGGATTGTGATGGCAGATCAACAACAATTAAGTCCAGAGCAAGTTGCAGATATAGCTAATAAGCTACAAGCTGAGAACAGAACTCTTAGACAAATGTTAGCTGATACAGCAGAAAAAATTGCGAATCTTGAGTTAAAGAACTCTGAAATGAAAGTTCAAAACACAAATTTACAACAAGTTCTTGCACAAGTATCAGGTAAAAATACACCAAAAGCTGAAGAAGAATAATGAGTTCTTTAAAGGAGTTTTCAGATAATTATAATTCTAGGACTGGACCAATTCCGTGGCGTGATCAATCCGATTCAAACAGGGCTGCGTGGATCGAAGCATTAGAGGGTGTTAAAAATGGCACTGTTACCTTTAGAGGTGCTGCTATTTGGTTAGTAGAAGATCAAGGCTGTCCTTTAGCCGTAGATTATATAAGAACCCAACTAAGAAATACAATGGAACGCTATGTCAAGTCTTGAAGAGTACGCAAAAAATAGAAGTGATCTTTCTAATGCAAAAAGAAAGAACAACGAAAATCTAAAAGGTTATGATCCTGGTTACAAATTAAAAGGTAACGAGGGTGAAATAACTTCTAAACCACAAAAAGATGGAAACATCACTGACTTTACGCATATATTAAAGGAACTAGAACTAGATCCTAAATTATATGATGTTGTAGAGCCTGTAGAGGTTAGAAGTTGGGATAGTATGGTCGATGGTGGGACACGACTTTTTTATTACAAAGCAAAGATAGTATCTAAGAAACCTAGAAATCCAAATGATCCAGACTATGACAAATTATTAGCTGAAGTCAAAAAGGTTAAAAAACCTAAATTACCTAAGGTTGATAAAGACGATAGTGCTGTCATTTGTTTTTCTGATTGGCAATTAGGTAAACCTGATGGAGATGGAACTACAGCAATAGTAGATCGTTTAAATCAAATGATTCCTGATTTTACTGATTATGTCTTAAAGATGAGAAAAAGTGGAAAGAAGTTAAAGCATTTACACATATTATCTTTAGGGGATATTATCGAAAATTGTACTGGCCATTACGACACGCAAATTTATGGAGTACAGCTCAATCTTCGTGATCAAGTTAAGGTAGCTCGTAGAATAATTGTAAAAGCAATTACAGAATGGGCTCCATTATTCGACACTGTAACAGTTTCGGCAATTCACGGAAATCATGGTGAAAATCGTAATAACGGAAAAACTTTTACGGATTTTGCTGATAATCACGATGTAGCGATATATGAACAAGTGCAAGAAATATTATCTCAAAATAAAAAAGCGTTTGGTCATGTTAAGTTTTTAATTCCTGAAAGCGAATTATCAGCTACAGTTGAGATTTCTGGAAAACTGGTTGGTCTAGTTCATGGTCATCAGTTTAGATCTGGAGTATCTGTGAAAACAGGTAGATTTGCTTTTGATAAAGGTATTAAATGGTTTGCAGGACAATGTATGGGGCGTGAGCCGATAGGTGACAGCGATCTCATAGTTTCTGGTCATTTTCATCATTATTTTTGTATATCTAATCGTGGAAGATGGTTTATGCAATGTCCGTCAGTCGATGGTGGATCCGAGTGGTACAAAGATATTTCAGGCGATTGGTCGCCACCTGCTCAAGTAGGTTTTACTGTAAGTAGTGAAAATAAAATGTACTTTTGGGATAATTTAAAATTTTTCCCATATAACTGTTAAATACCTAAAACCCATATCTAGTAAATTAAACTAGCTATGTATGTTTTTAGAAGTATTAAGAATCAGCTCACAACCAGACTCAACAAGTGGTATCTTATTTGATATTACAGATGATAAAAGGAAATTTCTTTGTTATACCGTTGAAGATGAATATAGATCAAAAAAAGTAAAACACGAAACAAGAATACCTGCTGGAACATATAAGTTAACTTTAAGAACTGAAGGTGGTTTTCATTCGAGGTATCTTAAGAAGTATGGACCTGAGTTTCACAAAGGTATGATTTATGTAAATAATGTACCTAATTTCGAGTGGATTCTTTGGCATACTGGGAACAATGATGAGTCGACCTCTGGTTGTCTCATTATTGGCCAAAATCAAGAAAGTAATCTTGTTAAAAAAGATGGCTGGGTTGGATCAAGCGTTTCTGCGTACAAATTTCTTTATCCTAAAGTGAGAGACGCAATATTGTCAGGTGAAGATGTTTATGTAAAATATGTAGATTTTGACGATACTGGTGATAACGAATATATTGCTGTATCAGGAAAAGAACCTATATATTCAGAAAGTCCTACAGATTCAAAAGTTTCCGATATCGGAAAAAAAGAAACAGAAATATATGATTTTTCAAAAGATTTTCCTAAATGGCCTAACATACACTTCAAGGTACAAGTGCCTATGATAAAATCAGAAGATCTTAAAGCATGGCAAAAAGCTGTAGGTTTAAGTCCTGATGGTTGGTATGGAAATGGATCAAGGAAAAAAGTACTCGAACTTCAAAAGGAGTTTGGGCTAAAAGAAGATGGTGTTCTAGGTAAAAAAACCTGGGACATTTCTTTTGCAAAACAGTAGGAGATAAATATGAAATGGGAACTCACTGATGCTTTTAAGGTGTCATTAGTTAGAGCAGTCAGAACTGGCTTGCAAGCTGGTGTTGGAGTGATAGTCGCTGCACAATCAGGTTGGCTAGAAATGTCTATTTTAGAGGGTGCCGTAGTAGCTGCTGGTGCAGCATTTTTCTCAGCATTGCAAAATGTAATAGAGGAAGCACCTTTTAAATTTATGTCGAACTTTCCAAAAGGTTAAGATTTGATCCTGAAAGGGATCAGGTGCGCAAAGACTTTGGGGGCGTTAGCCCCCTTTGTCAATTGAGAGATGTATGTATTATTATAAAATTGAATTATTACGAGTAGTAGATGGAGACACAATAGATGTCAGAATTGATTTGGGTTTTAATGTGTGGCATAAATGCCGTGTACGACTTATGGGCATTAACGCTCCAGAGTCTAGAACAAGAGATCTTGAAGAGAAAAAACGAGGGTTGGCTGCAAAAGATTGGCTAATTAAAACATTAGAAAATGCACAAGCAGATCTAGAAATGAAATCACACGGATCTGGTAAATATGGTCGTGTATTAGGTGAGATTTTTATTAATGATGTAAGTATCAACGATTTAATGGTTGATGAGGGACATGCCGTAAAATATGATGGTGGGAAGAGGTAGGAAGTGATGAGAAAGTGCTTCGTAAATTTAATACCTTAGCTCGTTTATTAATCGTTGGCTTACTTATTTATCCTTTACCTATTGCTATGGCTGACCATGTTCCTACACAAGCACCTTATGGTACAAATGCTAGTGATGATGCTA